TGCCCAGTTTGCAACATCTTCCAGATACATGACATTAAACACATTCACAGTAATGCATACTTGTAATTGTATATGACGATGACGATCACGCATGGCCATAAATCGAGCAATGTTATGTTCTACCTCTGACCATACAGCGTTAGCACGTTGGTATTCAAATCTAGGGCCCACATCATCAACGCTAAATGCAATCTCTACTGTTTTAAAATGTTGCCAAATATCTTCTGCATTGTCTGGATATTGAGTACCGTTGGTGTTATAGTGTATTTCAACTTGCCCAGCAATACCCATTTCTACAATACGTTCTAAGAATTGAAAGTGTTCCCGTATCATAAAGGGCTCGCCACCTGTAAATTCTATGTAGCGTATCTGGTCTGACATGCTGTTTATCTCGTCCCAGAAGTCCGGATTATCTCTAGCCCACGCACCTTGCTTGAGCATTTGATAATGCAGTCCTGTTTTCTTTTGTGCGATAGGGGTAAACTCTATTTCTTCTACTGCAAACGTACTGCTACTCCAAGATCCGCAAATGCGACACTTAAGATTACAGATATTACCTAGTTTCAGATCAAGAAACATAAGTGGTTTAGGATCTTGTGTCCATTCAGAATCTGGTATCATGTGTTTTAGTCTGTTCAAGGTATGCATACGCTTACTGGTACGGCCAGCATCTTCTTCGCTCCAGCACTTCTTACACGTTGCAGGTTGTTCTGCTCGTAGAAATTGTTTTCTGAGGCCTCGCATATAGTTGCTGTCTTGTATGTCAGCTAACTCTGCAGACTTAGACAAGTCGAACTTGTTGCCATTTACATCCGTAATTTCTTCTTCTGCTAGGCAGCATGGTCGTACTGTACCAATAGGACTAGTTTCTAAACTAACCCAAGGTAGTACACAAAACTTTTCGTGTGGTATTTTCATTTTAGTGCTGCCAATTCTGGTATTACATCTAGTATATTTTCATTTCTTATAGCATCTAGTTCGTGTGTCTTGTGCCAGAACTTACCGAGCAAGTGTTGATTATCAGTGGCATTCATAAACTTGATTGCACTTTCAAATCCCACGGTGGCACGGTTTAGCTGGTCATACGGGCGTAGCCATTCAATATGCTGTTCAAATGTTTCCTGTATATGTTGCTTATATTCAGGAGGTGCAATATCTATACGATAGTATGCAGGGTCTTGTAATATATTTACATTGAGATCTTGGGCACGTATTAGGCCACGTTCGACCCAGTTTTTATGAAATGCAGGCAAGCTCAATGCGTTCATGATACTCAGCGTAGGGCTAATATAGAAATCAATCTGGGGACAAATTTCCATCATTGCGATTCTGTTAGCTTCTACTTCATACCAGGTAGTGCCTTTTCTTATGTATTCAGCACGCGGTCCCATATCATCAAGACTTGCCCCTACACTAACACTATCAAACTTTTTCCAATAATCAAATACTAATCGGTTCTTAAGTCTGACATCTGTAAAGTTTGTATTGTATATTAATCGTACATCAAACCGACCACGACGCTCTAGTTCTTCCAGGATTAGGTAATGCTCTTCCATGATAAGAGGTTCGCCACCGGCAAAGTAAATCTGTTCTACATAGTCTAGATGCGGTTGTAGCTGTTCCCACATGTCGGTTTTATGTCGGCCGGCAATGTTTAATACCTTATGTTTACTGGCCCAGTCTGGTCCGGCTAGTTTGGCTTGATCTTGGTACCATTGACTAGAAAAGATATGCCCGCAGCTACGACATTTAAGATTGCACAAGTTGCTGAAACGAATGTCCCAATATGTCATAGTAAAGTTATCAACACTACCATCTGGATTTGTTGCATAAGTTTCTTCAATGTGATGTCCGTGATGCTTGTTGGCACTTTGTCTGCCACTAAAGAATCCCGATTCTTCTTGCTCGTAGCAACGTGTGCAGGCTGCACTCTTTGTTTCTGTCAGCATGTTGTTGCGTAGTGTACGCATACCTTCGCTGTTGGCAATTGTTTTAAGACTATCCCGGTGACAGTTACCAACAGGACCCACAGCCATTTCAGCATGACAGCAAGGATATGCTTCACCTGTAGGGTATGCATGTAGGTGTATCCAAGGATACATACAGAATGTTTTACTTTCTGTTAGTAGGAATCGTTGACGATCGGTTAAGTTTTCTACTCGAATCTTTATTGGATCAGTGCTGTTATAATTATAGGCCATTGTACCATTCTTCTAATATAGGAAATGCCTGTGTAAAGTTCTTATCACGGCGTTGGTCGTACTGTGTATAGAATTTCTTAAAGTCATTTAATAAACTGGGCATATCAAATGTTTCGCTATGAGGAGTTTTAACTACATCTAAATAATCAATTAGTCTCTGCAGGTGATTAATTTCGTGCTCGTGCATTAACGGATGAACCCGATGTGTATCAAGCCAGTCCTGTAAATTGTTCTTAAATTGTGTACGCAAGTCATTTGGAAAAATTAACGGGCTCTGGAAACTAGGAAAACGTAGGATGTTAAGTGTAAAGCTGACACGCTCTCGACCATATGTTTGTTTTAGGTCCATTAATTGCGATAAGAAATTAGGTAATGTAGTTAGGCACAGGGCATTGATGGTACACATAAAATGCATGGCTTTAATACTATCCTGCTCAAGTAATTCTTGTACATTGTGCATCCATAAGTTGTAGTCTAATCCGTCTCGAATGTATGCAGCGGCACCATTTACTGCTTCGTTGCTGGTATAAATTTCTAAATGTGGAATGTCTTTTACACGCTCAACAAAGTCTGATAGTTTTTCTCGTGTCATACCCAAGTTGCTGTTTATTGCTAACTTAGTCTGACTGCGGCCTTGATTGGTTTTAAACCAATCAATTAGTTTCCATGTATAGCCGGACATCAAGGGTTCGCCGCCTGTTATTCTAAGTTCCTGAAGTGTTCTATGGAGGTCAGATTCCCACCAGGCAAAAAATGCATCCACATAAGGATTGCGTTCCCCAAAGCTATAAAGTTGACTGCTATCGTGAGTGTGAGTAAAATGATTCCTGCCATCGGATCTAAGGCCGATGTAGGGCCCATTGCGCTTGATATCATTGACCCAAGTGCTACTAAAAGCAGGGTTGCAATAACTACAAGCAAAATTGCAGGTGCGATCAAAAGATATCTCAAGGGTTTTGAGATCAACGTCATTAGTTGCAGGAGTGTTGGCAGCTTTATGCAAGGCCTCTATAGGATAAATTTTACTTTTATATACACGGTCACTAATAGCATCACGCCCCATGTCTTCAATCTTCCAACAGTATTCGCACCCCTTAGGACGATTTCCTGCTTGCATATCTGCACGATCTTGTTTCTTCTGTGCTGTGTTATGCAGTGCTTTAGGATTGGTCATAAGATCAACTACTTCAACTTTGTGTGCAGGCGGGTGATGACAGCTAGTGGTCATACCGGAGCCTAGCCAGATAGTAGCGTTGTACCATTTGGCCGCGCAGAAGCTGGGACTAATAGTGTCAAGCACTGTTTGTTTAAATTCTAAATCATTCATAATAGCAATTTATCCACTGTAACACATTTAATTTCATAAATTCAGCAAATTCTTCATGTGCCCGCATACTAGGATGTTCTCGACAAAAATATCCCTGTTCTTCCCACCAGCACCATTCTTTAATTTGATCATCCCAGGCAAATATAGCTTCACGGCTTGGTTTAACATTATGATAATCCATTCTCCAACCCACGTCACTGGCTCCCCAACCAAATTGAAACCATTTTGAATTTAGTTTTTTTGCTATCCAACTTTGCCAGCTCGGATGCAAAACTTCATATCCCAGGCTTAATGCATATTCTGTATTAATGTCAGATAGCCCTCCAATTAGTGCAATTGGATTTTTAATTGTTTTTTTAATAGTTTCTAATACTATGCAATCAATATCTTTCCGTATTTCAAAAGTTTTTTCGCTAGTTAGCCATTCAAATTCATCTCGCCCGGTGATTCTGTTATAGTCCCTACAAGGTTCAGTGTAGATCCAAACAATAGGTAAATTGTTGTTATGGTGCCGGGCTATTTTATCCATAACTTCTAAATTACTTAATCCCAATGAAAACTGATGAGAATATGGTAGACCCCAAAAATCGGCCAGCCTCACATCATTTGGCAGCAACTGATTGATATTTTTGTTTTCTGGAGTATAAGCCTTTGTGGCCCAGCTGTCTCCGGCAAATATGTATTTCATTGAATGTTTCTTTTAAAGACTACTCGTTTTTCTTCTGCAAAAATTTGATCTCCATGATACTGTTCCGGACAAAATTTACATTGCGGTATACTATTAGGAAGATTTTTTATAAATTCTCGTTTTGTTTCAATGCTATCCGCAGCGGTCAATGGACTGTAGGAATTCATTAATTCGCGATCCTCGGCAGTCAATTGCAGATTATGTTGTGTATCAAATTCTGGAAATAACGCAACTGCTCCGCACTTGTATAATTTTCCGTCCATAAAATGGTGGCAATATTTACTATGACAAATATCGTGTGCTTTAGCAGGATCGCTTTGATGTAGACTAAACTTTCCTGTTTCAGAATCTTTAACTAATGCACCTTGATGGAACCACCAATTATGCTCAACTTTGAGTTGGACACCGTTAGCGTCTGTTAATATCATATGCACACGATACTGGTTTTTAGAATCAAATTCATAGTGGATGGGTCCTGTTAAAAACTTTTCAATATTATCCATTATTAAAGATTTGCTTTTTTTGTTATGTATACCCACAGATAAAAATGTATTTGTTTTATGGGCCAGCATATAATCATATAAACCTTTAACCTGATTAAGACGATATCCATTGGTAGTGGTTGTAATAGTGGAATTAGGCCAAAGATTACGCAGGCCCTGCAACCAAAGCATATACTCAGGATTCAATAAAGGTTCGCCACCTAATATTCCAATACCTGTAAGTCTTAGCTGTTCTGCCCATTTGGTATAAACAGATTCGAGATCTGTCCACTTTTGAAATCCGCTAAATTTATAATTGTTAAATCTATTACAACCCTGGCACGTGAGATTACACACATTTGTAATGTAAAATTCAACTACCCCCATGTGTATAAAATCTTTGTTCATATTATGTATCCAGAAGTTTTAAATGCTTCATTGGGTTTGTTCTCTTAAAAAGTCAACAAACTGCTGAGGGAATTTTGATACCAGACGTTCTTGATAATCAAGCATTACCTGCTGGTTATATTTACAGGTATCTTTACATTGTAACATAAATTGTATTAAATTGCTAGTACATAGGTTCTTTACCACTTGACTAATACGTTCAATTCGATCTTGCGGATTATCAATTTGATCAAAACTTTCGTCTATTATATTGCCAAAAGTCCGAAAGCCCATGTTGTGTAAGTCTTGATAAAAACCTTTATTAGCAACTGCTACCCACGGATGGCCCATCATAATGGGTTTCCAAATCTTTTCTGTCCTGAAACTATTTGTACCAGAAAATACAGTTTCGGTTACTAAACTAAAATAAGTGTCAATGTAAGGATCAGGTTTGATGTATGCTTCGCCCCACTCGTTGTTAAACAGAGTCATTTTAACATTGGTTTCATTGCTGTGTTTACCAATATAATCCTTGTAAAGATCTACTTCGTAATGGCTGGGCAAATATTGCAATGGTTCTGCCCGTGCCATGAGATCCTGACCTTCTACTGTGTATGTTAGTTCTCTGTTGGGGGCATTTTTGTTATCTAAGTTGGTGTACAAACTGCGATCCAACAGATTTAAATCAGCTAGTTTAAGTAATAACCATTTACGATGCGGTCGCATACGTCCATTTAAAAATAAAAAGGTATAGGGTTTTTGAATCTTGTTGTATATTTCATCAGTGCGAGACATGCATGAAATATTTTCTTCAAAATTTGTCATGCGTTGACAGAAATTTTCAAACTGAAAATAACGATAATTATCTGGAAGATCACCACCAGTTAACACTAAAATTTTTCCAGATTCTATTAAATCTCTTGTAGGGAATCTTTCAAATTGCCCCAGCATAGTAGTGGCGCCTTCGGCTGGATTTGAAAATACTATGTGTGCCACGTTTGTTTCAACTGTGTTGCGTATTTTAACACTTGATCGCACCATTGTGTCACGCCCAATTACATATACAGCACCGGGCACAATTGTTGTAGACTCAAAATCAACAAAATCACCAGACGCAATTGGCAGTAATAAATCATGAACTTCGCAGCGTTCGTCAATATAAATCAGCATATTATATGCCCAGTAACATAATCAGCCCAGATTGTATGTCCAGCTGCGATAGGATGATGACTGTTGTTTGAAAAATATATTGAATCTCTGATCTGTTTGTCAAACTGGTCGCATTGCAGCAATGAATCCATTATCCACTTTTTAAAGATAGATTGTAATTTTTTTGGGACCATACCGTCATCAACAGCTCTTATAAAGTTAGATAATCCCAAACCGTACGACATGTAAAATGGATGGTCATAAGAAATGTCTAATAATTGATACCAAGGAGTTTTTAAAATTTGAACTGGTTTTAAATTTTCAAATCCCACAGGATCGACAAAATTAGTGCCTACTAGCAATGTAACATGATCAAACTTACCAACGTTGTTAATAATCTGATTCAACGCTAATCGATTTAACTCAGCCAGTAAATCATTTACATTACCGGTAGATTCTACTAGATCCATTAGTTTATTATGATCTAAAAATAAATCATCTTCGGTATTAAACCAACGTCCCACTTCAGTTAGTGTGCAAACAACATAAATCTTTTTGTAGTGCAATTTTGGAATTAAATTTGCTAGATGATTAATTAATTCAGCCATGTGAAAATTACCGTGCCCAGGTATTGACAAATTTAACCAGTCACTATTAATTGTTTTGCTTACTAGATTACCAAATACTTTTGTTAATCTGTCGTTATTAATATTTGAAATAATTCCATTGGTTATTTCCCAATCGTTAACGTCAAATTGATCAAGGTCGCTATGTCCTGCAAGATCCATACCCCAGGTCCAACTGTCTCCTGAAGTTACCAGTAACATATCAGAATCACGATTTAAAAATGTATAAGGGTCAAATACAGTAAAATTACCAGGTACACTACTATGGTGGAACAACAATAAATCTTTGTTTTTTACTCCTGGAAAATAATCTAATAATGAATCATTATTAAGAATTATGTGCATGATATTCGCACTCCTGCCAAAATGTTTTCATTTCTGGGAATGTTTTTAAAAAGTCTGTTCCACGGCGACGATCATGCTCGCTAAAGAAACGATAGAAGTCTGCCTTCTTTTGTTCTAAGTTATCAGTGCCTTCTCTCATCCATGCAATGTCACGTCGCATCCGCTGTACTTCGTAGTCTTTGAATCCCTTAAAGGGACGCGCCGGTGTTTCCATATGCTGTTCCATCCAGTCTGCAACTGCTTCTAGCTTGTCTGCATACGCAGGTGGCAGTATCTGCAGACTTTGCCAAGCAGGTTGTCTCAGCAATGGAGTGTCAAACCAAACACGCTGGTATGTCGAGCTATGATGCTCACGTAGGTTTAAAATGTATGATAGTAATGATTGTATTCCTGTTACACTTAAATTGTTCATTGTAATAATAAACGTTAGGCTGTTGCGATATGGTACTTCTTCCAAGTAACGGTATACATAGTTTTGTAACCGTGTTCCACAGAGGCCAGATCGAATATATTCAGCCTGTGAAGTGTTTCCGGTATCCAGACTAACGTACTGCATAAAGTGTTCGATATTGGTGCTGCATAACTGTTTTACATAACCCAAGTACTTTTCAAACAACTCAGGCTCTACACTAAAGTTACTGGTCACATTCAAATGCAAATCGGGTTTAGGTAATGCTAGCACATAGTCAAATACCTTGTATGTGTTCTTGTCCATCAATGGCTCGCCGCCGGTCATACGAAAATGTTTTAAGCGGGGATAAAGCGTGGGCCACCAGGCCCAGAAGGCGTCAACGTATGGATTATCATCTCTAGCAGGAATTGGTCTATTACGGCCAGTAAAGTGGCCAGGATCATTGTGAGTAGTGCTAGTAGGATAACCACCCCAGCGGTCAACTTCTTGTTGCCACGAGCTGCTGAATTGTGGACTACAATAACTACATTTAAGATTACAAGCGTGATTAAAATTAACTTCAACATAACTAGGTACAACGTCTTCATCTCCGGTACTGTTTTTAATCAAGTCGTATAATTCTGCTGCCCAAGGCTCACCTGATCTGTAATGTCTATCGCTCAGTTCGCCGTGTTTTTCAATATTCCAACAGTAGCTACATTCAGATGGTTTTTCATTTTTTAACATCATAACACGCTGTTGCTTCTTGTGTGCTGTGTTATGCAATGCGCCTGGATTATCTTTTAACACAGTAGCATCTATAGCATGCAAAGGCGGATGATAGCAACTGTTGTTAAGACCAGTTGGCAAGTGTAAACTTACTTGTTGCCATTTAGCCAAGCACAGTGCAGGACCTAACTTGTCCTTCATGTCTTCTGCTGCACTCATAAAATTGCTTTTATTATCTGAGTTATTGTTATTCATCGAATTGTGGTTTTCTCCAACTGGGAAGATCGAGCATTTGTTTATATTGTGTTTTATATTCTTTGATATTTTGAATGTACTGCATCATATATTGATAATTGTGTTCGATATCGGCATGACAGTCTTCTAATATAGTATTGATTTTTTTAGTTCTAATTAGCATGTGTAATATATCAAATGCATAATCAACTCTGTGTATTCCGCCATCAGAATCGTATTCAATCGGAATTACATTTTCGAAAAATTTTAAAGTGCCAGGCGGAGCAAATTTTGTTTCTTTAGAAAAACTATCAAATTTTTTCCAGATATCATTAATAACTCCGCGGCCTGCAATTAACAAAAATGGCCTTTTATAAAGTATTGGTCTTAGAATTTTTTCTGTCATAGAAAATACTCCCTCGTCTTCGGCTGTTTCTAATACTATTTCTATAGCAATTTTTTCATAAACTTTATTCCACTCCTTGCCCGAAAATTGATGAGTGATGGGAGGTGTTTGCACTGGACCAATGTCGCTGTAAGGTCTGATATCATTAATTTCCGAGATTGGTTGATTAGTCTGCTGCAAATATTCTAACAAATAATATGGATCAGTATAATAATCCATATCGTGGTTAAAACTAGTTAACCCTTGCTCGCGAAACTCAAAATTCTTATGCCTATGTGCAGCACGAATACGTGTTACATTAGCCCGGCCGATAAACATACCGTAAGTTTTTTCTTTATTCCACGGACGATGTTCGATTATGTCAGTACAGGTATTAATCAGAGGTTCTGACAATAGAGATAACCTAACAGGATAACGTGATTGATTTAAAAATACATCGTACAAATTGCCAGTTTCTAAGGTAATATTGTTAATATCCCATTTCCAGTAACTTCGCAACTGGTCCAGAAAAGAGTAAAGCCCACTAAGTTCGGCGCCGCGTATTTCTTTAGATCGTAATACTACCCAACCGTCCGTTTGCATACTGTGTATAATTTTAGAACTTAGCTCTCCCGGGTAGTAAATTTCCCTCTCGCCCCAATAACGTTGAATATCAATTATCATTTAATATACGTTTTGCTGACAAATCTATATATGTTTGGTGATTGCCGGAATCCGGATAGCTGCCCGGAATGGCATCCATTAACAATATTCCTCGAGCGGCATCCTCTGGAGTCATGTAATAGTGCCAACCGGAGAATGCAAAATCATCAGCAGCATAGGAGATTTTTAGATCTCTACCGTCATGTCTTGCCTTGCGTAGCCATTTAGCTGCATCCTCGTCGTTAGTCAAAATCATTCCTCCGCGACCAATAGGAATACGTTTTTTAATTTGAAAAGATACTACATGTAATCCATCAGTATACATATTTTCTTGCCAGCGTACTGCACCGTCCCATATTGGATATGGATCCAAACGATAACGTCCAGTCCATTTCATATCTACTAATTTTGGTACGCATCCGGCATGCTGTATCTGCATAGGGACAGAAACATAAGTGCGACTGGGAATGGTGATAGACCCTGTGGCATTGAAATATTTTAAACAAAGAAACAGTCCATGGCTACAGCAATCAATTGCGATTCCAAATTTTGCGCCAGCAAATTTAGCAACTTTTTCTTCGAACATATCTACTATGTCGTAAGGATCCTTCCAGGAATATCCGGATTTTTTTAATAGCGACAGTTCTGGACGTTGTAAATCTCCTAGGACTTGTCCCAATGGCCAAATTTTATGCATGTTTCAATGTCTCAATAAATTTTGTTCGGTCACCAATTCGCCTGGCGGGAGATCCAACGTATTTTCCTGGCATTAGTGTGTCTTTTGTAATACAACTTGCTGCGCCTAATTCAACATCGCTGCCAATATTTAAGGAATTAAGAACAGATGCTTTAAAATTAAACATACAATTTTTTCCTATATTAGTCCTTCCGGCGATCATAACTCCACTGTGTAACTGTACATTATCATCTATATTAACATAATGTGATATCAGACAATATGTTTCAACGATACAATGTTTACCAAGTTTTGAACCTATTAGCATTGATGAAAACGCTAATATAAAACTTCCAATTCCTACATGTTCTCTTACAGACGCATCATTATAATATCGAACTACACTAGGGTGAATATAAATGATGCAATCCAAATTTTCTTTATCAATGATGTTGATAATTTGACGACGCAATGTTTCGTCTAAAGTAAATGCTATAAGATAAGAATACTCATCTTTATGATCTGACTTTATAAAGTCTTGAGGAGATATAATTTCAATCTTACCAGTAAACTCAGCAGATATAAAAAATTTAGCTTCTTGTGTTATAGTTGACTCTAAGAAACCGATAAGTCTGATTGTATCCCTATTGGCCAGTATCATGATTCAATTAGATTGAGAGTTTTCGCATAATAATCAACTGCACTATTCCAGTCAGTATAATTTGGGTTGCCGACAACTTTGGATCTAAGACTGATGACCCACCGTGGTTGTGTATTGACAATGACATTGTGTGCTATACCAGTTCTGACCATGGTCAATTTGTTGCCAATGGTATGTCTTGCCAATTCTTTATCTTTGACATCTTCAAGCTTCCAGTATACATATTTGGTATTAACAGGAGTTAATTCTGACGTCCCAGATTCGTATGGCACATCATACCAGGTCATATAACTATCGTCGTTTGGGGAAAATACCCAATTGATTCCAAAAATATTCGGAAGGTCGCTGTGCCATAAAATATCTACATGTGCTTCTGGATATACTAAATGAGCATCTCTATAAAATATCATAAAAGAATTTACTTCGATTCCTTCATTAGCCAAATAGTCAAGCCACTCTTTGTTGAGAATTTGTAGCATTTCCGTGTCACGGAAAGACCATATGCCAAGCGGTTTACCAGCTTGATCAGTTTGTGCTCTAAATTTTTCAGCATCAAAATTAGGATTCAGTGCATTATCCATACTGATATTTAAAGTATGCCACGGCTTATTATAATCAATCATCAATTTTTCCTTTTTGTTTAATCCAAGGAGAGAAACAATTTACTGCATCTGCCCAGTTGTTTATCTGGTTATTACGTACCAATCGGATACTTACGGCCCAGCGAGGTTTTTTACCCATGATAATATTGTGTGCAGTACCAGTGCTAATTAGAGTTAATTGTTGGCCGATACACCTACGATCAATTTCACATCCAACTAATTGATCCATTGGCCAAAATTCATAATGGTTCTGTGGATTGCTAAAGTCAGCATCTGTTTTCATCATCCCAGATTTCTTATTATGACGGAACCAGACCATGCTACTATCGTCTTCTGTGTCAATTACAAAATTTAATGCATAGACAGCAGGTACCGGGTTTGCAGTTCCTACATAATCAATATGCGCCAATGGATGAATATAGTCAGGTGCTCGATAAAATAATAATGTGTTGCGAATTTCAAATCCCAATGACTTAATATATACCAGCCATTGCGGATCAAAAAGTTCAGTCAACGACTCGTCGGTGAAATTCCACAAAAATATTGATTTATCAACAGCTCCTGATTTCTCAAGCAATTGATCAAAATCTAAATCAGTACGAACAGCATTAGAAATATCAATATCTAATACATGCCAGGGCCTATTATAATCAATCATGTCACCAGCCTTCTTGGCCACGTATCACTGCCATCTCTGTTGTCATAATACCACGATTGTGCCAATTGCTACGATAGTGGTGCTTGAAGAAACGACTTTGTTCTTGTGTAAAAAGATTCATAGGCAAGTCAAGTTGTATTCGCAATGATTTTTCAAGTTCTTCTGCTCGCCATGTAGGACCTGTATCACCATGTTCTTCCCAGAGTTCTGCTAACTTATCAAAGTCCTGTACTTCTGTGTAATCCCAATCTGTTAGCATGGTCTTGTATGTTCCTAGTCTAGAACCAAATACCGCCCACATGCCATTCTCTACATCTGCGCCTACATTGTGCCATATAGTCAAGTGATCCAAGTTGCGGCGATGTACAAGTTCTTTAAACTCGCTTACACTGGGCCGGCGTCCTTGATTCAAACACATCTTAACGCCTTCTCTAAAGCCTGCTCGCCAGGCTTGAAAAGGGGATCCGTTAGGGTATGTTGTGCTATAGCAATCGTGCATGGCAATATACTTGGGATCAAAACAAAACTCTACATTAGTTTCATCTCTGCCGTCTGTGTTTTCGTGTGTACGCATGTTGTTGGCAAAGTCTCGGGTCCAACAACTCATACCACCATTGCCGTACATTAGTCCGTTAACATGGTTGCGAGCACGCCAGCGAAAAACACAATCCCTATTCCCATCATCCAGGGTGAGCTGGAGATTAAAGAAACCAGGATCAGGAAGATTATCACCATCGATAAGAATAAATCTTTCGGTATTGCTGGCCGCTGCTGCTGCTTTGTGCGCTGCATCCGAGCCTTTGACGCTGTCCACCCGCTTGGCCCAGGGCACCATGTTTTTGATCTTGACCCAGAATTCTTCTTTTTGTGATTCATCATAACTCAAATAAATTGTATCTAAATCTGCTATATCAAATGTTGTCATATGTGTGAGTCTTCCAAAATACCGCTGGTGTTTTATCTGTAATAATAGTAATGTCACTGGGATGACACGGAGTTCCGTTGACATCTGGACGTAATTTTCCAACTTTGTTTCGAATTTCTATCATTTTTCCGTCTCGAATTCTTATGTCAAATCTATGGCAATAAAATGTGTGTTTATCAATCACTATATATGTGCCTGGTAAATTGTCTGTGGTATAATCAAGTATATTACCTGATTCAGTATCATAGTATATCTTGTATTCAATCACAGGACGTGACCAATTTATTTGGTTCCACGCTTTGAGAAATTCATCCATAGTGTTCTTGTAAAGTCTTTGCAAATGATTTTATATGATAATGAAATGGCCACAATTGTTCAACTGTGTTGATGCGCAACGATCCACGATTTAATTCCCATATCAATTCTTTGGTCCAATCTTCTGATTCATTACCATTGATAGAAGACTTCATGTGTATCAGACCAGGCACTGATCCTGGCAGTGTAAATTGGTCTTTACCCAATAAATCTAAAGCAATAGCATAAGCAAGATCAGTATTTAATGTCTGTCCTGCTCCAAATTTTAATGCAGACATTGCAACTTCCCAGTTTGTAAATATATCGCGCACTGTGTCAAAAAAATTCTTGGCATTGGCACTCAGTTTCCAATAAGTTATTGCATTATATACATCAGGCAAATTGTTTTCATCAAAAATCTTTCTATATGTTCTGGAACTGGACCGACGATTATGAAAATTCCTGGCACCAATTGTGCACACAAGATCTTTGGCGCTACAAATATCAAACCAATGTTTAATACTGTGCGGGATAATCATGTCAGCTTCTAACTTAATTGTTTCTCTGAAGGGGCTGGCATAAAAACATTGCCAATCATTGTGCAATTTCCAAGTTGTGTCCTTGGCCTGATCACCAAACGGAAAAGTTTTTACATAGTCAAAAACTTTGTTATCGATCAAAACATCTGTGAGTAGACAAATTTTTGCGTCAGGCTCAACCAATTTAATACTTTTTGCCAAAGTTTCGGCGCAGACAATATAATCAGTGTCATTGTTATTTTGCGCTACCACAAGATAGCCACGTTCATCTTCAATTTTCATATATCTTGGCCAAATCAAATTTATTCATAAAATGAAAATCTTGATCTTTGACAGTAATTTTACGCCAAGTTTTTTCTGGTCCTACTTGGTATGCAAGTTCAAATGTTTCTTGATCATGAGTCCGAATTCCAACGTCATTGAAAACATTGGCCATTTTCCAGGGTATAACCGGTACAGCGTTGGGTATGTGTCCGTATATTGTATTCAAAGCAATACTTACAGCAAAATCATTGCGAAAGGGTGATGTTCTAAATTTGTATATATTTGAATAGTGTGTGTAATTTTTTTTAATCATGTCCATTAGCACAAAGAAATCTTTGGCTGTCTGGCTTCTATCAAAATACAACACAGTTGCCCAGTAGTGATGTAGTCCTGTGGCATTTGATATACTTTGATAGGGTCTAAATCCATCGCGGCCAGTGATGTCATACACATGCTTCATGGCAGTGACCCGAAGATTCAAATCAAATAGGGTCTGTAGCTGATTGCTGCATACCACATAGTCGCTATCAAGCACTATTGTTTGGTCGTAGGGCGAAAGTTCAAAACTTTGAAATCTATTACCGTTGTACCATGTGTCTGCTTGATTGGTCACACTTGGATTGAAAACTCTATAGCCACCAGATTCTGCTATAGAGAACACAACCGAGTGTGTGGTTTTTCTGTCTCTGATGCTGCCTAAATCAGTCACTATGGTGACTGGTAAATCCAAATAACGATTCACACGATCTGCACACCATACTGCTTGGCCAAAGTAATCTATGCTTTCGTTGTTAAAAGCATAAATTATGATACCTTTTGTCATCGTTGTTGTTGCATTTGTGACCATTCTACCAGCCAGTCGTTCATTTGCTCCTGCCATCTTTGTTGCATTTCATGTTTGAGGTCGGCAGCATTTACCTTGACAGGAGTATGATAAACGTCAAGGAGAACAATATCTTTGTCATCATACAGACTTAGAAAAGTTATTGTATCTGGAGTGGATCGAAACATGCCGCCTGCATGTGCAAACAGCATCTTGGATTCATATTTTTCTTGCAAAGTTTTCTTTGCAGCGGCGTGATCAAACCGTGTGCGGATTCGTGTGACTATATCTGACATAGTAACTATTGTAATGATTTTTTTGAAATTAGTAAACGATTCTGGCAAGATCACTTGCCAGAATGTAGATTTTTAACTGCCAGTTATGCTGCTTGAAATTGTGGGTGTTCCCCAAGTGTTGGTCAAATAGGTAGTTGATGGTTGCACCAGTGTTACAGTGCTGGTCAGTGTGCCGTCGACATTTTCGTCTGTGCTCAGCACATGAGAATCATCAAACCGCACTGTTATGGTAATTGTGGTTGCTGATCCTGCTGCTGCGTTGGCCAAGATATTGATGCTGACAAAGTTTGTGGTGTACAAATATGTGGAGCCAAATTGTTTAAAAACTTCTTGGTTACTTGTGGTAAGGTCGTAAAATCCAGTTGTTGTCAACAAGGTTGTTGGTGTGCCAGATCCACCTGTTTTTGTAGTTCCGGTAAAATTAGCAGCTGCAATGACTTGTGTACTGGTGCCTGTGGTTATGTTTATGGTGCCACATGCTGTAAGCAAATCAGTCCAGGATGTGTTTTTAGAATTGACAGTGCCACCAGATCTGGCACCGGCTATGGTAATACGACCGCCGGCATTAAAGAAATACCGTGCAGAGTTGGCGTCAGCAAAGGTGATGGTATGTGTTGCTGTACATGCTGTCAGCCACGCTGTTAAACGAGTGGCCACACCGTTAAGGGTAATGGTAGATCCTACGCCTGCTGCGTTGTTGCGATTGGTAAAACATGAGGACAAGTTGGCAGAAAAGTTGGCTTTGGCATCAATGGTTTGACCCACAGTGGGGTTGGTCACAGCTGTGACCGTGGTATTAGTCTGATTTGCAATACTAGTAAACCGGGTAAACAAGTTGGAAAATTGTGTTGCTGTCACAGTACCTGCTGCTGCCACAGTCGACAGTGTAGTAGACTGGCCCCATCCTTTATCCAAAGTACCTGTACCCCAAACAGTGTTGATGTTGGCAACGTTATCGTCAGGAGCAGCTCCGCCCTGTGCAAATGTATTGTAGTCTATGGCCTGTATCAATCCGCCTGCTGTATAAGTCATGTCGCTATTCCAATTAATTGATGGTCACAATTGCTTCAATAATGCCAACTGTTTCTGATTCTTTGGCTTCCAATGAACGACCTATTGTGTTGAATGCTGTGGCTTCGCCTGGGCGAGCTGCGCGAGCCAGGCCGTCGCCTGCTGCAACCAATCGATCACCTTTGCAGATTGAACCTGTTACTCTAACTGGCACACGACCTGTCATTGCGATAGGAGGATGGGTTGAATCTGTTCCTGCACCAGCGTTCATCAGATAAGCAGCTCTGGTACTTATGACTCCAAAAACATTTTCACTTAGTTCATCAACACTTTTGGTAATTTCAGCTGTGCCACCCAGTTCGACCACTGTGCCTGGTAACATTTCTACATCTGCTGCAAAACGTTCTGCAACGTCTGCATACAAGGCTGTGGTGGCTGTGGCAAATATTGTATTAAAAAATGTAGCAGAACTGCCAATGTTGCCGGCACCATTGGAGCCAAGATTTGTAATGCCTTTGACGCCAACCAATGCTGTTGAGCCGTCAACAAACAAGGCTGTTGTTGTTACGCCGCCGTCGTTGACCTGAATATTGATGTTGGCATCCTGTGTTTGGTTTTGAATATTCACAGCTGATGTGGCCAGAGTAACACTGATTTTTGCATCTTGATCCAGTCCAACTGTGAGTCCGGAATCGTTGATAATGCCCAGGGTACCCGAGGTAGTGTCGCTAGCATCACTACGCAAGAATGAAGTGCTGTCCAGTCCATCCAACAAAGAAGCATTGGCAGCTGTGCCCACGAACTGAGCGTTGGTCACTGCAGTGCTCATCTGTATACCTGGATCAATTGTGGCAAATCCAGCAATGCCAACTGCAGGTGTAAATGAGGAATCCTTAGACACCATGCTGACAATGGTATTGGCCACAAACATCTGAATTACAACATGATCATTGCCAACGTTATCTTCAATGGTATTAACGATGGCACCGCTTGTGCCTTGACCAGAAGAACTAGCAGGTCCTACCAAAATAAACGCAGAGCCATTCCACACTTTCAGCTGTTGGTTGGTGGTGTCAAACCAGATATCGCCAGTGACGTTGCCAGTAGGAGCTGTAGCACTGGCAGTGGCAGCACTAATAGTTTTAAAGGCTGTGCCTGTATAAACTTTCATCAAGTCATTAGCAGAATCCCACCATAACTGTCCTGTCAGTGGTGCACCTGGTGCACTGGTATTGCTACCGTTTTCCAGCAAGTGGATGAAGTTTTCATCAAGAAATTCACCATATCCAGCATAGTTTTTACCAACCAAGATCATGCTTGAACTAGTGTTGATAGTTCCGTCTGATACAGTAGCAAATATGCTGCCATCTGTTAAATTTATTGTGTACGCCATTTTTAGACTCCGTCCTTAGTATTTATGCAAGTATTTTGTACCCATATTTATGCTGTGCTCAAATTGGTCAAGGTCTGAATACGCACAGTATAATCTATTTGAATCTGTCTGTTCAGACTCTTTTGAACAGGATGGAAAATCACATGTGTAATCAGCATGAGATCATCTGCAGATCCTTCCCAGGTTTTTAACCCCAATTCGTCAAACACAAATTCACCGTTGAAATTGGTGCTGTTGTCAAAGGCCTGTTGTCCTGCAGGTTCGCCATAATCCAACAAACAAGTGACTAAAACATCGGTATAAACCTTGCCCGAAGTATGCAAAACTGTTAAATTATTGCGAGTAGGATCTGTATTGGCAGGACTATTTCCGTCCACCACCTTGATATAAGTCTGGTTATACAAGTCAGCATTTTGACCTGTCACATTAGGTGGAAGATATGTGATAACACCTGTGGGATCTACACTGCTGCCGCCATTGCCAAAGGCCATGGCATAGATGTATCCAATGTTCTTGTTGGCTATGCTTTCTGCCAAGGCAATACTGATATTCTCATAGTGTATGGCATTGTGTTTGTCGACAAACACTTCTTTTGAATTTGGGTCGTGGATTTTTAAAAATCCCTCAACCATTACAGTCCCCAACGACATCATGCTCGCTTCTCCACATACACTTGTTTGGTGTTTGGATCAAAAATTTTCACATGAGATTCCACAGAAAATGACCCAGATTCCGTGGGCTTATTGACCGTGGGAGTCAGGGGCGTTTGCATTTTTGACAAATTTTCTAATTGTGCATTCATGTGATTATTTACCTTGATTATTCGCCACGGATAAACCTTGCTGCCTCGGTGGTTTGTTCTTGTAGTGCAATACCATTGCTGGGTGTTGTTGGTCCAGGTTCATACCAGCTTAGGGCTCTTCTCACCAAAATAGTAACTTGATAATTTTGTGTAGGTGCAACATCAAATACTACATTTACAGGATCTGCTGTGTCAATCACATACCCACCCAGCTGTAGAATTCCACCCACATAAACTTCCACAGCATCTGCCAATTCTGTACTATCCAACCCAATAATGCTGATATCAGTGGCCACAAAAGATGTGATTGTTCCGTTAGCCAAGAAGTCTTGTGATACCACGTAGTTTTGATATTCTGCGGGCAACAGGTTGCCTCGACCAATATCATACACTGCGCTGTCTGCAGCATGATCGGTTGCACCTGTACCTGCTGTGCCTCGACGCAGACCACTGACAGTGTTGTTGGCAGTGTCTCTGTTGCGATATGTGATACGCTCGCCGTTGATGGTTATCAAACCAAAGATGCCCAATGGCAAGTTGGGTTCGCTCAAGGCAGCAGCATTATCCACATAAATCATATCATCTGTTGCACCAACTGCGTTGGCCACTGCAGTGGTTGTGGCACTGGTGATACGGTAAGTGCTTTGGAGACCGCGCATGTCTTGAAAAATGCGGAAAGCAATTGCGCCTGGTACCACGCTCTGAGTAAAACTGGTAATGGCCACAATGTTTGCATTGTTGATCACAGGGCCTGTAATTGTTACCACAGACCCAGTGACAGTAAATCCTGAATCTACAAACAAAACAAAACCATCCAGTGTTACCAACAATCTTGACGGATCTGTGATGATACGGCCTGTGTCAAAGGTGTTGGTCTGAATTGTGTCACCTACACTGAAATCAAACGAACCAGATGTGCCTGACACTGTGGCCAAATCGTATACAGTTTCATCGTATCCTTCCGCTACTGTGATGCCTTGACTGGTTGGACCAGCAAACGCCTGGGTCAAGATATTTTGTTGATCAGTGTCGTTGAATGTGGTCACACTTATGATGTCGCCTGCAATAGGTTGTAGTGGTCCTGTGGCGTTCCATATCACAGTATCACCGCTGATATAGTATTGAGCAGCAGTGCTGACTGAAATCAACACAGTTGATCCTGTTGCTGGCAGTTCAGCCAAGGTCACAGTTCTGCTGGCAGATGTGCCATCCCAGACATCAAGTACATAGTCCGCACCCAATATCAATGGTTGTCCATCAATGTACACTGCTACTTCACTAGCTGACACCGTAGCCGGGCTGTAACCACCACGATCAGGACAAAAATACTGCAGACTTGATCCGTCGCTGAGGTATTCAACACCTTCTGCGGGTCTGGCTCTGATGCCATTCTTCTCAACAATCACATTGGCAGGGTTAGTGCCTTCTAAGCTGTTGGACAGAGTAAAAGACAATGACGAACCATCTGCTATAAACAATTCAGTTTGTGGCACACTCCAACTGTAATTTTCACCGGTTGAGCTGAAGCCTAATGCAGTCACAGTGATCGAGTCAGAGGTAGTATACACTGTGCCAAATGTAATCACTGTGCTAAAGGTGTTGAAGGCAGCTGAAGTAAAGGTAGTCACATTTTCGCCGTTGACAAATACTGCAACGCTTTCTATTAGACCAAACTTGATTGGCAAAATCACAGTGTTGCCAACATCTGCACCATTGTAGCTATTGGTGTACAGTTGATTGCCACCACCCAAGGCATAAGCAGCAATGACCACTACATCACCTGCTGTAATACCTGCCAAAAAACTGATGTTTTGGTCAATCCAGTCTATGGTATAGTCACCAGTAAAAAACAATGACGAACCATCTGTTGTAGTCAGCAACAGCTCTACGCCTTGCGTTTGATTCCACACTTGTATAGCCACAGGATAATCCACCAAACCTGCAAAACTGTAGTCGGCAGTGCTGGCACTGTAGGTGTATTTGATTATTTGTAAGGGAAAGCCATGGCCATCACCGGTCCAATCTGCTCCTGGCGATGTAAACACTCGCATGTCCAAGGTGTCAAACATGGCGCCTGGCACCAGTTCTTCTGGTGCATGACTGCTATATGTGTCTACAAACTCTCCACCATCCACATTTATGGAAGTGGGCAGAGTTCCCAGGTAAGGATCTGTGAATTCGCTCTCGTAGATGGCATCCAGTATGGCAGGATCATATGTGGGACGGCCTTCTGGCCCAAAACTGATGTTGTCAAATGTATTGATATCAAAGTTGCCCACATCAAATCCGGTATTTTGATTGAAGTCTGGGGCATCTACCTGTACTCCCGGATAGTCAACTCCGGATATCAGTTGTGCCAGGTCTAATCCGGGCTCATTGGGGGTTGGCACATAATATCCCATGGTGCGATCAACACCACTGAGATCTTCGGCTGGTACTACAGTCCATTGATCAGGATCAAATACCAGGCTTTCTATTGCACTGCTGTCACTGTTTGTGGCACTCCAGACTTTGTTGGCATATCGCACCAGTGTGCCATTGTCGTAGCTGACATTGGCCTGCCAATCCACAATGGTGGTTTGATATTGATAGCGATCATACTTGATTGTGGTCAAGAAGTTGCGTACCAGACCATTGCTCATAACTGCAACAGCGCGAGCGCCTGTTCCGTTGCCACCCACTAGTGTCAGCACAGCTGTGGTAGAATATCCTGCACCAGGATCGTTGACGTCAATTCTGATGACCTGACCTGCACTGTCGACCACAGCGGTCATCACAGCAGGAGTCACTGCTGTGCCTGTTATCACTACCTCAGGAGCTGTGGTATAACCAGTACCTCCTTCGGCCACCGTGACTGATTCAATCTGCAGCAGATAGTTCTGATACCACTGATTCCATGGCAAGGTCTGCCAAACACCACTGGTACTAGGTACACTACTGGTGGTACTGACATTGCCTATGTTGTCCAGAATTGGACTGATAAACAAGTCTTGAGCTGGATCCCAATAGGCTGGCAAATCAAAATCATTTACTGTGCCTTGATATGTGTCCAGTCCCTTGTAGATCAAATTGAATTCGCGAATCTGCACATGATATGGCTTGACTTCTTGTATGTAGTTCAGTACAAAATCCTGATTGTCGCGGCGATAGATCTGATAAGGAACCAGTTCTCGTATCACATGATCCACATCAATCAGACTGGTTTTGGTCAGCCAATCTGGAGCAATCTGTTCGCTGAGGATATAGTTAAACATCAAGATCAACAGGCGATTGCGCTCAATCAACAGCTCGTCCGTCATGAGTTCCTGATTGATGGCCTGAATAATTTTGCGTGTTTCAATTACAGGTTCTTGATCAAAAAACTGAGCGTCAAACACTTCGACGTCAAATCCAAAACGGCCCGAGTCTATTGTGTAATCCCACAGACGTTGTTGAAATTGAATTGTGCCGTCCTGTAGGCCTACTCTGGTCCAGGTACCGTTGTTGTATTGATAAATTTCCTGTTTGCCTTGACTGTTGGCTGTGACTTCGACTGCAGCACCGTTGACCACTGTGAGTGTTTCCAAGGCACTGTAGTTTGGCACAGTGGCAGTGAGTTTGGTTGCAGGATCATAAGTGGGTGCATACCAGTTGATGTAGTTCCAGTACAAACTGGTATCGTAATTTTGCACACGCACCAGCAACAGTGTCTTGGATCCTGGTGCAGTACCTGATATCACTTGATAAATTGTCCATAATCCGCGATAGTTGCTGTCACTGCCTACCAGGTATTGATAGCCCAAGGGCACAGTTGATAGGTCTTGAAAAGTAAGTTCTTCGTAGTTGGCAACACGAATGTTCCATGCTCCGGATCCAGGACCTGGTTCTGGTTCTCTGCTGTTTAACAAACTGAAACTGCGAGTTTCGCTTATGGGAAACTGTGCCAGAATAGTATTTGTGCTCTCTAAGTAGTTCTGCAATGCCAAGAATCTGTTGATAAACATGCTCTGACGCGGCCGGGCTTGCACGCCGTACTGCTGACTGGGAAACAGGAAAGGATCTGGCACTGGGCGACCAACAGCATCTATGCCGCAGAAACTGTCCTGCAGCTTGACATACAGAGCATCAACCAAGAATCCGTCAGCGCGATCCTGTGCAATCAACTGATACTCCACGTGTACTGCTGCATCATTAAGCTGCTGGTCATATTCTATGTGTAGTACGGTGTCCTGCGCACTGATGTACTCAGTTCCGTTGTAGATGGCAAAGGTGCTGGCGTTGATTGGTGCCAGATAGCTGATGCCACTGCTTTTGGGTGATTCAATGTACTGTGTCAGTGTGTTGATGCTGAGTGTTTTGTTTCTGGCACTATCCACTGTGTCCAGTCCAGTGACCCAGAAATAGTATTCAATACCCACAATACCTTGTGAGTTCAATGTGTTGTTGATGGTGTATCGGTTGACGTCCAGTGCCAGACCAGGTCCTGTATAATTTACAGGCGGAACATCACTGGCTATCCATTGATAAATTTCAACTGTGCTGCCTGGAAACAGTTGTCCCCAGCGGCGGCTGTCATAGACCACGTCATCTTGATTGGTGTTGATAAAGCGGGCACGCGATGTGTTCCACCAAATTTGTCCCACATGTTCCTGACCCCAATGTGCGCCATAATTGTTGACAGGGCCAACATTGTAGGCAGCAGGATCAACAGCACCTGTAAAATCAAGATTTTGTGCCACGGCACCCAACAAACGTCCTTGACTGGGGTTGAAATAATCAAAATACTGTTTGGGTAATCCACTGACCTGATCATACATGTATATGGTATTCAGCAAGTTTACATCAACACTTGGTTGCTGAACACGAATTTGTTGCCAAGCAGGCAAGTTGCTGTTGTTTTGCAGTTTTGTAACCGAACCATATCCCACCTGACTGTCGCCGGCGTCAAACCCGGGTGACCCAATCAACAGTGTGCCAGTGGTGTAATCCAGTGCTGCGCCATATAAATCTGAAGTTTGGCTGTCTTGCAACGGAATTATCTGTTGTCCAAACACAAACTGCACAGGATTGGTCACTGACCAATTGACTGGACGCAGAGCATCATAAGTGTAGACCACACCTGCATTGGGTATAGTATCAATAAAATTTGTGCTTTCGGCATCAAATGTGGTTGCTGCTTGATCAAAGGTAACAGAGCTGATGGGAGTACCGTTGGGTGCGCCCACCAAGAGTGTTACTGTGTCTTCGCTGATGAATGTACTTTCCCCAAAATGAGCAAAGTCTTGTTGATTTGGTGCAGTGATAGTTTGTTGATATACATATGCCTGTAGGCCAAGATCAGCAAACAGTGTTCCTGTTCCATCATCAACCTGCAGCTTGTCAAGTGGCACAGCTGATAGTTGATTCTTGACTTCTATGGTCAAGCGGCCTGATACCACAGTGATTATGGCACCAATGTCTGGAGCTGTAGAGAATGTTATCTGTTTGGTGATATTGTTGTAGGTGTAGTCTGTGTTTAGAACTTTTAATACATCATCAATTAGAACTACAGGGGTATAGGCAGTGGCCACCGAATAGATTGATCCCACATCAAAAATCTTAGTGCTGGCATCACCAACAAGTTCAAGATCAGCAGTGACCGCGGCCTGTGCATTAGGAATAGCTGCAGAGTTTATGTCTAAGGCCAGTTGCGCCACAGTGGTTCCAGTAATCTCCACAAAATAATTGTTGATACGCAGGTGGTTGCCTGCAGTCAGCACAGGGTTGGCAATGGTACTGGTAATAGTTCCAAACGCCCTGGCTTGATTGATCACTACTTCAACTTGACCAGCCTGTGGTTTAAGCAGGTCAATATAAGGACTACTGATATAAAGACTGCAGTCGTTTATGCACTGATCCACACGATATCCATACTTGTTGCCGGTGTTGATGTTGGTTGATGTCAGTATTTGTTCTTGAATGAAATTGTTTGTTTCAACCTCAATAATATCTCCCACTGCCAGTGCAGCGGTGAACGTGATGGTATTGCCACTGATGGTATAGGTTCCACCAATGTTGCCCACCTGATTTAACTGATAAACTGTGTTCAGGAACACTGCAGTTGGTGAAACCAATGCTTGTTCGGTGGTATAGGATAGCACACTGGCATCTGTGACTTGAAAACGTTGCACACTTCTGTCAAATACAAAAGTTTTGCCAGCATTTGAATATGTTGTTTCACCATCATCAACTACTGTATTAGGACTTCCGGCCAGTAACTTGCGTCCAGTAGTGGTTGTGGTAATACTGTGTCCAAATTCTGCATTAGTCGAATCACCAACGGATGCTGTTAAATCTGCAACCAACGAATAATATGTGCCAGCACGGAAAACAATAGCAGTATCTACCAAAGGCACAGACAACAACGTCACAGTAGATCCAGCGAGTGTGTAATCTGTTTCTGGACGTAGCAATATTCCATTGGCATATACTGTTACACTGTAGACATCTGTGACTGCGTACAAAGATGACAAATCAAAAGCTGCTGTTGATCCATCACTTATGGTTTGCAATGTTTTGCGACGAACAATGCTGACAACAGAATTTTCTGGTACAGCAGCATTTAGATTCAAAGTGGTTGATGTGGCAGTGTAATCTGTTGTGTAGGTCAGAACGATATTGTCAACGCTGACAATGATCTGACTGCCATCATCAATTATTATGTTATTACTGAATTGATAGGCAGTTTGTCCCTGTACTGATATGTATTCAACTGATTGGTCTTGAACATCTATACGATTGTAGGCGTACACTGTATTGCCGCCTGGGGCGCCTACATATAGCCACCGCTCATCCAGGCTCATTGTAACAGAGTATCCAAACTCATCTGCGACTGTTATTTGGTCGCCTGCAGGAATGGCCAATAATTGCCATTGCTCAAACACTGGGCTGGCAGGATTGCGATAAATTACCGCAGCATATCCAGCACCGCTGTCGCTGGCACTGGCACCCACAATGGCCCACTGCTGATCGCCCATGTCAACTGCATTGCCATAACCAGCTGTATCTGTGGTTCCTAGCTGTAAAATACTGTTTTCATTGTATACATCTGCAAAAGTTTTTACATAGGTATACAAGGCACCGGGAGCAGTTGCAGCTTCGTTGGCATTGTATCCTGGAGCACCAACCAATGCACTGAGATTCTGGAAGCCTTGACTTAATGCAAAACCAAATTGTGAGTTACCACTGCGTTCAACTGGTCCAATTTCTACCTGTGTACTAAAGGGTTCAGTTTTTTCCAGCACCTGCCAAAATCCAGATGCGTTGCTGTCTACCCAAACTCGTGCACCAGGCTCCAGTTGTTTGGCATATGGCAAGGTGATTATGTCAGAGGGCTGTGCTACTCTGGCAGTTTGAAGTCTAAAGGCAATACCATTTCCCAGAACCTCTGCTTGAAAGCCAGTGAAGCTAAACTCAACCAAAATTGACTGCAGATCAACCACAAACAACACACGGTACACACCGTTGATTACAGGATCAAAATAGTTTACTATAATCAAATCGCCTATCGACAGTTTGTGAGGTCTGTTGAATCTCATCTGGCTGCGACCATTCAGATTATCTGACATGGAAATTACATTTGCAGGAACCATTTCAGTTCTGAATATCCCCCAATCATAATTGTTGACCTTGGCAAACCACACAGTGGTATTCATACCAATCTGATTTAGAGTAACTGCTCCTGCTATCTGCGCTGCATCAAAATCAAAAAGTGTAATATCCACGTCGTCAAGATTTACATAACCTGCCACAGGCAAACCAACATCAGTGGGCAAGCTAGTGGTAACAGGCAAAATGTTAGGGTTGTTAATCTTGGTAGAGGATTTCCAAATGTTCTGCACCAACACGGTCTGATCTGCTTCAGAAGTTTGTCCTGTTTGAACAACTTGAATCAGGCTAGGGTTACTGTGCAAGTTTGCTTCGTTCAACAACAGTTCTACATAACTTCGGTTGGCGGTAGCGCCATATTGACTGCGTAGGATAGCCCAGAATTCGTTGATGTTGTATTCAGCAACTTCCTTGCCAAGATTTGCAAGACTAAACAATTCTGCACTGCGAATTGTGCCCTTGGTTCCCAAAAATTGTTGATACAGGTTGACCTGACTCACGTCATCCAGATTTAAGGCCTGCATGTACTGGCGAGGACGGAAGCCAATCAAACCATAGCTGAACAGATCTACTTCAGTTTCCAAATTGGCGTTGTACACACTGTAAGCTGTGGCCAATTGGTCTGATGCATTGGCTGCATTGGGTAACAGTCCAGTTTGTATTTCATTGTAATCACTCTTTATCCAGAGGTTGTAATTGAATTTTTGACTGGGTTGAATGATTGTACTGGCTGCCCAATACTCATTTTTGAACAGTACTATTTCACCCTTGGCATACTTGCGAGTAGGTAACCATTCCACTATGTTGTCTTGGTTCAACACAAAGCCTGGAGCGTTTACTGTGCCGTTCCAGTTGCCACTGAGCCAACCCGAAATAAACACACGGCTTTGACGTGCACCGGTTACTGGTTGATAAAGCAAGTCAGCAAAAATGCTGCGGTTGTCCAACACCATCATGTGTTCGTACTGAGTGAATCTGATGTTTAAAAAATTTATAGTGTTTGTGGACAGGGTTGTTACACGAAACAGGTTCTCAATCCGATCCACCACCAGGTCACCTGTTTTCAGTGGTTGTCGATTTTGATTCAAGATGATATTTTCTGGACTGTAGATATTGAGATTATCAACTACAGCAGTTGGACGCTCAATACTGATACTGGTGGCAGCAGGGTTTAAATTTATAATGGATCCTGTGCCCCATCCTTGATTAGTCCAGTACAAGAACTCCTGTGCCATTTGTAACCAATTTAAAACATAACCGTTTTCGCGATTCTCAAACACAAAACCTTGATTTTGCAACAATGCACCATAGCTGACCAAGAAGTCAACTACACCACCTATATTGGTAAACACAAATCCATAAGGCACTCGTGCCACATTTGTACTGTGGTCCAGCGATACTCTTATGACATTTTGATTGTCAGAAAGATTTACAAAATTGCCACTGGGACGAGATACTAATATATTAAAATATGGATCCAACGCACTGTAGCCAAAAACTGAATAGCCAGTATCAGTTTTTTGCACCACAACTGAACTGTAGGTCAGTTGTTCAAAAGGTTGGTTCTTGTACAACAACAATTGATAACTTTCATCTGGCAAAATCAAACTGGTATTGGTGCTGTCAGGAGTGGCACGTTCAGTATAGACCTTCAAGTAATTTTTTCCACTGAATCCGGCCATGCGCCAGCATAATCTCACATCAATGTTGTTTAGAGTAGAGGTCAGTACATCAGTTGAATTGATACCCAATTGACGATTGTAATCAATGATCCAGTTTATATAACTGGCTTTACTGACGTTGTTGCCGTACAAAGGTGTCAATTTTTTGGCATCAATGCGATAACGTCCATCCCACAGATATTGTTCCAATGCATCATTGTAGACATAACGATCTCGATCAGCAAACAAACTAAAAAAGTTGGCTGGCTTGGTCAGAGCCAACAGACGCATCACAGCAAACGGCCACGAACTTGATGTACGCCAAGCATTTTCCACAGGGCCGTCGTCACCAAATACCCAATTGCGTTTGAAACTGGTGGCATCATAGTTGCCAATTGTAGTTTGCAGGGGATCTAACAGTTGTCCTTCGCTGTCGACTGGTAATACTTGTAGCAGTTCTGGACGGATATATCTGCTGTCAACGCGGACGTTTCCAGGCTCTCTTATGATACCAGCTGCCAAGTCATCCCATAGAACAGTGTTGCCACTGGTGTATGGTCCAGCACTGTATTCACTGTCCCACCAGGCAGGTTTTTGACTCAGGCCCAACATTTGCCACGGAGTAGAATCAGGTGTGTAAGTGTCATAGAAATAATTGTAAATGCCACGCCAGGCACCCAGTGATGGTTTGCCTGACAGTCGATTAGCTGATTGGCTGTAGTTGTAGGTAAAGGGATCATTGGAAACGTAAGACTGTGTGGTATAATCCAACTTGTTCCATCCAACCCAACTCAAGAAATCTTCAACAAGTATTTGATTCACTTGTTCCAGTGTATAGTCTGTGGTTCTGAATTGTCCAGGTGCCACATCTGTGTAGTTCAATGGAATGTCACTGGCTATCTTGAGATTGTTAAAGATTCTTTTTTCAAACTCCAACAACACCTGATCACGATAATCAGTAAACGCCACTGTGATACTTCCATCGTGTCCTCGTATGACCAAGGTTGGATTTACATAAGTTGTATCCAGATATATCTCTGGTCTAAAGGCAGGATATAGACCCATCTTGGTGGGAGTATTAGGCACATAACTGCCATAAGTGATAGGATACTCGCGAATTTTAACAATGTCCCCTGTGGTCAAGGGCACAGTAATGGTCAGTGTGGGAGAATCTGTGCTGACCACATATTGATAATTTAGAGTCAACAGTTGATCATTCAGATACACCAACAAACCTTGATAATTTGATGCGGAAAAATTGTAGGTGTTTAAGAGATCAAACACAGGTGAACTTATAATTGTGTAGGTTGTGGTGGTTGTGGTGTAGACTTCTCCACTGGGCAACATGTCGCTCCAATAGAATGGACTAATGTCACTGCGTCCCAAACTAATTTCTTGCAACACATTATCTAGCACCTGTGTGGGTGTAAGATTTTCAAAGTCACCCTTGGCAGCCAAATCCAACAACAAGGCCTTGTACTTGTTGTATTCTCTGCTGTTGTATCCAATGGAATTGAACAATTCAAACTGCTGTTGACGCAGGAAGGTGCCAGTCAAGGCCAACGGAGCAGAATGTTGCACAATAACGTTGCCATACTTGATCAGGTTACCCAGGTCACGTGTGTTGTTTGCACCTACAATAGGTCCTTGTATGGTTCGTAAGTTTTGTCCGATGCTTTCGTAGTGTGTACGAATTGTGCCCAGGGTAAAGATAGTGCTGTTTTCATTTAGAGGATTGTTTTCTAAGTTCAGTGGCACTTGGTAAAAACCCGCCGAACTTGCTTGGTTGCTGAGAGCTTCTACTTCAATCACTGTTCCACTGACCAAGTTTCGAAGGATAGTAATGGTTGTGGAATTTTCTGTTGTTGTGTAACTGTAGTTGTCAGGGTCAAGATAGACACCTTCCGCAAATATCTGCAGTGGAGGATATATTGAGTCATCATTGATGGCAATGTCCAGTACCAAGGGTGCAGCAGTATACACAAAACTGAACGACTGACGACTGAGATTAGGTGCAGCAGCATCCTGCCATCCAATCAGGTTGCTGAAGCTGACCCTATCAATATATTGACGTATAAACCCTTGGCTGATCAGTTGTGTCTGACTCACATTGTCTTGCACAAACAAAAAGGTGTCGGTATATAAGAAATTTTCAAACACAATGTCGCCCACATTGTCAATGTTGAGATACTGTAAACTAAATCCCAGGTACACATCACGTGTGGCACCTGTGCCCGGAGCATAACCAAACAGTTTGCTGCCAGCAAACGTGCTACTGGGATACACTACAGCATCACCTAGACTGATACCATTTGAGTCAAACACGTCAAACAGGGGCGGTTGGTTCACTCTAGTCTTTTGTTGTGCTGCAATCCAATCCAATCCGTTGAACCAATAGCTTAAACCTTGTTGTGTGTTGCCACTCAAGGCCACCACTGTTTGATTAGTGAGTATTTCACCATCTGGCGCAGGAATCAAGTCAATAACAAAATTTCCAGTATTGGTTGGATCAATAAATTGCACCTGCCATATGTTGTTGCGCACATCAGGATCTGTGTCGGCAGCAAAAATAATTCTGGTGCCTGTGGCCAATGCAAATCCATCTGTAGCGTAACTTATTTCTCCGTTGATCTGACTGAATGCATCAGTGAGATTGAAGTCCACAATGTTCACAGGTGTCTTGCCTTGTGTGCCAAAATTGTACAGATTGAGATTGGCACGGAATTCAATGATGGGACGTTTTGCTCTGAGATTGTTGTCAACCACCAGGTCTTGGTTGTTGTATTCAGCTGTGGCACGTATCACATCCACGTGAAACCAACGGTTACTGCGTGACCAAGCATTACGGTCTTGACTGGCACGATTTATTGTGATATAGTCTTGTACTAACGGGGCATTTAGATTGGCATCAAATGGTGTGGAATCATAGCTGGTGCTGTCGTACGGAATAGTTTCGCTTTTGGTATAGGTTTCCGGTGTGACAAATTCTGTCACAGGTAACAATTTGATTCCATTGCCTGTGGTAGCTCCTGCCACTGGAGTAGCAGATAATGGTGCACCTGCAGGACCACCTGCACCTTCATTCAACAGGCTTTCTGCCACTGTGTCATAGATAAATTGATGAAAAGTATCCACATGTAAACTGCCAGTCATTTTTTGACCTTGATGCACATGGAAAGCACCGTAGTAGGCTTCACCATCGATAAAGCCCACTCTGGAATCCAGTCCTGGTCCTGTGCCTACTCCTTCTACATAGTATTCAAGATTTTGAAACTGTGGTGGATTTGATGTGCCACGAAATTGCACCTTAAGACCATTGGTAAAAACAACACCATTGGGACTAGTGTAATTTTTGGCGCCAATTATTTCTTCAACGTCTATGAACAATTCATTACCTGGATCAATCAATTTGATACGTCCATACAATGCAGGATTTTGACTGTCTTGATAATACAAGGTGTCCAACACAGCTGTCAACAAAGGAACTTGTTCAAAATATCCTGATGCATTTTTGTACCATTGCGTACTTGCATACACAGTGCCAAAACTGATAGTGCACTTATTGAGATTGGACACTGTTAAAATACTGTTTAACTGTATAACTGGATCAAGTGGATTGGTAAGATCATATTCGATCTGCCAAACATTATAGAGATTAATTGGATCAAAACTGGTGTTTGTAAAGATCAATGTGCGACCTTCGAGATCAGTAATACCATCTATGCCTGTAGGATAGGTATCAAAAAAGTCAGCCACACTCACACCATCAATCTGTTCAAACACTAAATTTGTGACCAAATCTACTGAACCAAAACTGGGCAAAGAATAATAAAAATTTTGTGCTGAAGTCAATGGCACATCAAATGAAACAGTACCTTGATCTCGACCGTTGTTGGTTACTCCTAAAACGTCACGACTGCTAATGTTGGGAGTAGCAGGCATGGTGCCGTTGACTCCAGGAACTGCCTGTATCCAAAAGTTGAATCCAACTTGATTTACATCAAAAGTATAGTTGCCGCCTCGTACCAATGTTATGGTTGGATTGCCACCAGCTACATCACTGAAAGTATAGTCAAGAGTACCTCGTGTTATTTCCCAAGCATCACTGGTAGCCACTGCTGTGGCAAAGATGTCAACTGACTCTGGTCCCTGCGACAGCCAATAGTATTGACTATAGTTGGTAAACTTGTCAAAGTCGCAAAATGGATCCCAGGCATAATATTCACTTTCAAACAAGCTATCCTGTCTGGTGGTAATGGCACCTTGAAGATTCAGTGCATCGATCATGCCAGGATAAGTGATAGCGTCTATAGCAGTGTTGGTTTCTGGTTTGAGAAAGGCCACGCCTGGTTCAAGTTGATAAGCATATCGATCGGCAGTAGGTTCGACAACATAATTGTCGGCAGGATTTACACCTGGACCATAACGACGACCCACATACCCTTGTGTACGTTTCAAGTTTGGTTCTTGTGTCAGTTGATCAAGAGTGGCTGCCAGAAACTGACGATTTACATCAGTTCTAAATATCTCTGGCAGTAGATCTACAGTACGACGTGTAGCCATTAGTAACCACCTCCGCCGCTGGTACCACTGCTGCCACTTCCGCCAGTACTGGCGTTTGTGGTGGCGGTAGTCACAGTGCTGCTGGCTGACCTTCCGGCTGTGCCTTGACCCATGGCCACAGGATAAAGGCCAGACACAGGTGTTTGACTTCTTATATTGCTTTGCGTAAGAGCTGTGATAATTTCAACATCTGCCACCGTGGCAGCACTGACAAAAATTTCATTGGGGGCCGAACGTATTTCATACAGGTCGCCAAATGACTTCAATGGATTGTATGGAACAATAACAACTGAACTGATGATGCTGCCTAATTTTTCATGCAGATAAGCTGCCAATTCTGAAAAGAAGAAACTGTCACCAAAGTCCCACTTGTCAATGGTAAAATAATCGTTAATGTAGGTGATGACCTGGCTCTTTATTTCACTGGCAGAAGCAGTGGTATTGGGAGCAGGCACAACCTTGATGGCAGCCTGTAGTTCAGGGGCTGCCTTTGCACCAAACAAGGGTTTGAACACAACTGAATTTAGAACCATGTTATCTGAGATCATCTTGTAGTCATTTAATCCGCTGTAGGCTGTAGTCAATTGACTAATTGTGGGCTGCGTTGGTTCTGGCACAGAACCTGTGGTGTCCTTGATGTAGTTTTGATAGGCAGTGTAATATTCTTGATTCAAAATGTATAAATCTATGATGTTGGTCACACCTGGATCGATCACATTGGTCAAAGGACTGTTGTGACGATACTGAAAGTACAGGCTTTGTCGACCTACACGGCTGATAAAATCAAACTGTTCAATCAAGCTGCGAGTTAATACACCGTCGATATTTTGAATCAGCAACGTAAAAAATTTCTGTTCACTATAGGCATAAAACACTTGACCATTTACAAATTCACTTTTGACCAGTTCAAGTGCATTTTTTGTTGCATAACTGCTGTTGACAACTCCTGGTGCCACTGGCAGGAAGCGTTCTAAATCGTCGAAGTCTGTGACCAGTTGCAGAAATACCAATTTGGCATTGGGGTTTATATTGGGATCAACAATTTCATCAAAGAAGTCTGGATTGTCAGCCACTCCGTCACCGTCACTGTCGCGATAGCTGACCACAACCTTATAGTCATTGACATAGCCGTCGCTTTCTACTGGTTGGGCAATGATCTCCATTACGACATCACTGGGCAATGGGAAATTGGAGTCTGGTAAACTGTTGGTCTTTAATACATTTACAAAGTCACTGATTATCTTGCCTGTTCTGCTGTCATATACTTTTTCACTACCATCAAAGAAAAATCTGGTTTCAATTACGCTGGCAAAAATATAGTCCAGGGCACGAGAAATCACAGTGTAGTTGGCAGGGTCTGTGGGAGTAGAGAAACTGACCAACCAAGATGCGTCAAGATTCAGTCCTGCTGTATTTTGAGCGTTGCTGAGGCCAAATTCACTGGTTGTATTCAAATTGGTACTGGTTATCAAGTACCATGTGCTGGTCAGGTTGTCGTAACCTAGGCCAAAGTCACGCGACAGTTCTATTTGTTGTATTATCTGTTGTTCAAGGCTGAAAGGAAGATCATCTACAAACTTGGGAATTACCAATTCAGCCAGTGCTCCGGTGGGCACAAAAGTATTGATGCCAACTGGTCCTGTGCCATCTGTCAAATTACCAAGACCTGTATTTGTTCCATCTAAAACCACAACAGATATTGTGGCCCAAATTTCAAGTTTTTCGTCTGCACGAGTAGGAGTACCAAGCACCAGGCGATTATTAGCATCAAAATAGTAACCTGTGGGCGGAACAAATTTGATCAAACTGCCTGGTGTAATATACTTGGCATTGTTGCTGGCATAACTGCCAATAAACTGCGGTGCCAGAGAGTTTGTGTTGTAAAAATATCCAGAGGTTTCATTCACCATGGTGGTGCTTTGATTCCAGGCCAGATCAATAACAGACAGACTGGGTCGTGGAAAATTGGCATAATAAAACTGCAACATGCTGCGATCTGTCAATAAAGGTTCCACACTGTTGGTGATCACATCCACAATGTCATTGCGGTTGAACCAGTCAAATTGAAAGCTGGGCAGAAGATTTTCCTTATACAACAGGCCGTCGCTGGCAAAGATGTTGGTGCTGGAATATTTGCCAGTTATGTCATTGAGATCAATGTAACGAGTGGTACCTGTTGCTGAACGTGCAACAGCCTTACTCTTGAGAATATTGTTGTATTGAGTAAACGGAAAGTTGTTGTAGTCCTCGCCGTTGACCATTCTGTTCTGTGTGTAATACCGTGCAGGTGCACGTTGTTTGATTTCCTGTATGGTTTCACGCGGCTGAGCATTTGAAACAGGATTAGTGATGCCACAGGTAAAGGTAGCAGTTTCTATTCGACCATATCTGCTGATATAGCTGATGGGGATGACCACACTTTGCATTTCTTCTGTGTTGATGATGTACTGCAGGCCGTTGCTGGCACGCACATAATTGCGAAAAGTGCCCACAGGAGTTTCTGCAAAAACACCATCGCCAAATGTGAGAGTGATCTGATCATTCACGCGACTGGTGATACTGTAGATCTTGCGTTGGTTAGGGGCCAACTGTTCTACAGCAGCAGAATATATGTTTTCAGTAAACAACCACTCGCTGGCAATAGATCCTATGTCATCCAATTGATACAGCCAATAGTCTTCGTTGTTGACACCTTCTATATTGATGTTGACTGTGCGATTGGGAATGGCTTCAGTGAGATTAAAGTCTTGATCCTGCAGTACACCTTGCTTGAACAAGAAGAAAAATCCTGTGTTACCAGATCCAAATCCCAGTTGATCATTACGAAACAGTATGTTAAAGGCACTACTGGGTTTGGGTGCAGGTTCATACACATAATCTCGACCCTGGCTGGTTCCGCTTATGACTTCAAACGGCATGTTGATTCCGTCAATGGTGGCAGTGTAGGGTATCACAGGCAAAAAATTTGGAATAAAATTGATTGTGTATTCGTCAGTGCGAATACCCAATATGTCTTGTCTGTTGCCAGGACGTCCAATTTTCTGGCTGTCAATCAAGGCAGCATTGATGATGTAGATAAATTGTTCTTGCCAGTTTTCGTTGGTGGGATCGTTCCAGTTTACTGTGACATTTGATAAATTCACACCATTGAAGTCTGTTATGCTTTCTGTGGTGGTCACTGCAAACACCTTGAGAAAGCCCTGTGATGCCTGATTGCGCTTGGGTGTGTAACTGACCAGGTTGGCCAATCTGACCACACTGTCACGTCGTTCTGCTGTGTCTAAGAAGTTTTCTCTGGCATTGAGATCATTGCGAAAGGCCAGGGCCTGACCCATGAATGCCATGACATCCAGGATAGCAATAAATTCTGACGATTCAATGTAGTCATTGAATGTCTCAGGATAGTACAAACGCAGATAATCTATAAAACTCTTGCGAAGGGTCTCAAAATCATAGCTTTGAAAGTCAGCTTCGCGGTAGGTCTGATACAGACGCTTCCAGTCTTCAACTCCAAATATTGCTGTTTGTCGTGCAGTCTTGGCCATAGTGTCTCTTGTAGTCTATTATTTATGGCATTTAATAACCGCGTACTTTTAGATGTAGCTGGCTCTACGTGATACTTGATCAAAGAATATTGCCAGTCTTTCTGCTGTGCTGCTGCCCACTACCTGTACAAACATTTCTATTCTGATACCGTTGTCTTGCGGATATATCTGTACATCCTGCACAACAATTCTGGGGTCGCCACCAGCTACACGCTGAAGCTCTGTAATCATGGCCTGTTCAGTTTCTGTGCTTTGATTTTCAAACACAAAACTCCAGATAGTGGTGCCATATTCTGGGCGGCCTGGCAGTTCTCCCTGTTGTATGTTCAGGGCATTTGACAGGTCGCGTTTGATCAATTCAAAGTCCAACAAGGTAAACTTCTTGTACTGATTGATGGTGTTAAATCCAATAAATGTGGTCATACAAATACTTATCCTTGTGGCTGTGAGCTATTATCTGGTTAGTCTACCCAAGACATTTTTGTTGGCAACTAACTTTGCTTCTGCAGCAATTTCTGCATCAATCTGAGCTTGTGACTGGATGCCAGTTGTTGGTGTAGTGGTAGTAGTATTGGTTCCAGATCCCAAATCAACCTTGGCCAGTTCTGCTGCTCCATACTCGTTGCCAGCTGCTGCGCCAATACGTGCTGCTTCCCTTTCACTGTTGCCTTCGGACATGGCCTGATTGAATGCTGCTGTTCTTACTTCTTGTTGACCTTTTGTAATGTCAATACTGATTGTCCGGTAATTGGGAGGCTGTACCTTGGCATTGCCAATCACATCCACCACAGCAGTGTTGATAGGTGCACGATTTACTGTGTCAATAATGCCGGCAATTTTGACAGGTCGTTGTCCTTGAATGCCTACAAAAATATTCACAGCATTGCTTAGGATACTGGCAAACTCACTGTTCTTGAAAACCTTGCTGATTTGATTCACTATGGCAGCGTTGGCCTGTCCCTTGGCCCAGTTGACCACAGCAGCTGGTCCAAACTGCACTGCACTATTGACCAGGCCTGCCAATTGTGGCACAGACTCCAATCCTTTCACTATGCCAGTTTTACGTAGTTGTGTGAGACCCTGCTGCATGAGATCCTGTTGCAGACGATTTTGCAGATTGGGATTGTTCAACAGGCCACTGAGATTGCTGACACCGCTCTTGCCTGTCCAAATGGTAGGACTGGCCAAGAAGCTGGTAAGATTTGGAGCAACTGCCCCAAATTTAGCAATGGTGCCAGGCTTGATCAAACCCACTTGTTCCAACTGCACAGGACTAAATCCAAATACGCCAACACCTTTGCCGTTGCTGATCTGTGATGCTGTCTGACCCACTGCCAATGCTGTAGAAGCCAGCATGCCGGTGACCTGCGCAGGATTCAGGCTGCCAATACTTCTAATGGCCGGAATCTGTTTCAACAACAGACCAGCATTCACCGGCAATGATACCACTTGATTTATTGCTGCTGTCACTGGAGCAAGAGCAGTACCTACCTGAGCAACTACTCCGCCCACTGCTGCTGTTACTCCGCTTACTGCACCAGCAGCAGCTGCTGTGACACTGCCCACTGCTTGGCTTACTCCAGCCACTACCCCGCTAACAGCAGATGTCACTCCACTCACAGCAGTGCCCACTGCAGATGTAGCTGTGGCAACTGACGCACTGAGTGCTGTTGTGGCATTGTTGAGTGCTGTGCCAGCAGATCCCACTGCTGTGGCAATTGATCCTGATATTGCCGGAGGCACAATGGCAGGTATACTGGGTATACCACTGAATCCACCAAATCCTGCACCACTACCTGCACCACCACCTTCTGCACCTTTTTCACCTGTGAATTCTGTCACTGATGATTTTACTTCTACACCTTTGTTTTGATAAGGATAAGGTTGGTGAGTAGGTGCACGGGTAGCAATTGTTTTTATCTTTTTGGGTTCAACTTTCCACCCTGTGCCATCCACCCAGGCCACATCAGGCAGTTCAAGATCTTTCAGCAGAGCAGGCTTGGTAAATGATCCTGCTCCTCCTGGGCCATTGAGATTGATAGTTTGTCCTTTTAGAGCCAGACTATCACCACTGTTCCAGGCACCTGATTTGCTTTTGAGGTTTAGTATGCCGTCGGCACCAATACCAATATCACTTTCACTGTAGATACTGAGATTGGTTTTGCTGGCCAATTCAAACGATTCTACTGCATTTATCTTTATAGATCTGCTCTTGATATTGATGCTGTCATCACTGTACATGTTGATGGCTTTGTCTGCATGCAGATTGATTTCGCCTTGAGTGCGTATGTTTACAGAATTGGTACTGAACAGATCTATAGTACCTTCACTGCCTAATTCAACCCAACTTTGTCCGTTGGCATGTATGATAAAAAAGAAGTTGCCATCATCACTCATGGTAATCTGGTGGCCGTTGCTGGTACGTATACGCACCAAATTATCTTTGCCTTCTAAGTTGCCATCATCCATGACAAAACTGTGTCCACCACGTCGTGCAGTGACCTTGACATCAGCTAATTTAGAGCCTTGTCCGTTGCCGGCTGTTATCTTCTTTTTGACATCGTCGTCCTTTAAACCACCTTGAAATACAGGGCGACCTGGCGTACTGATGCCATAAGTGCTGCTGGGACTTTCGCGTTGGCTGTTGCTGGTTATGGGGCCACGCTGTGCATCTGCAATCAGACCCTGTTGCAACATCACACCAGCAACATATCCATGCACTGGTTTTTTCTGATCAAAGTACTTGGGATTTTCTTCTATGGCAGAATTGTCAGCGTTGATTTCAGTTACGGGCAACTGTTTGACATTCTTGTAGTATTCTTTCTGTTTGTCGTTGCCCAGTTCAAATTGTGCAGAAGCTCCCACAGCAGGTACCATGTGACTGATGCCAGGATCAGGCACACAACCTAAATAGTAGCCTTGATTGGGATCACCTGCCACAAAGAAACAGATAACAAGCGTACCAATGTCAGGCGGAGTAAACCACATGCCATAGCTTTGCGGATTGCCCACATAGGTTCCTGCCCCTTGATTGGTGCCTGTCTGGTTGACTGCCCCATAGAATGGCGGAACATAACTCACAGTACGCCACAAGCTTTTGTCTTGTGGATTGTCACCACCAAACTGTTCAATATAGACCTGCAGGCGGCCTGACCGAGTAACGTCTACGTTGTTGGTTACTTCGCCAATAAACGGACCAAATTCTGTTGGGTTGCCGCCACGGTCAAACTTGTATCCTTTGCCACGTCCACGACTGCGTTGTACATTATCTGCCATTATCTTTCAATTGCTCCGTTTTGGTTGGCCCTACGTGTAGTGGCAACATTGGGATCTTGAGCTGTCAATGTTCTTTGATCATTTACTGGTTGGCCTCCACTGGTGGGAGGTAAATTTTGCAAACGACCTGGTGCAGTGTCATTGATGCCTTGTCTGGTAGGTGCCGTGGTAGGTGTTTGCACTGGACGTGATTTTAGTCCTGTCCCAGGATCTCCAGGTTTGGCACCCGGAGGGGGTGTGGTTCTTAATCGGCGTGTCACGCTGGTGGCAGCACCACCTGCATTGGTTTGATTAATGCCACCTGCACGGTTTACAGCAGCACCAGCCGGTGGTATTGTCAACACTTCGGTGTCAACTGCTTTTGGCAATTCTAATTCTACATCTGCTGCCAATCCAACTTCTTCATTTTTCTTTATGGCAGTGGAAGGGAACAGTACTATTACACCTTCCAGATCTTGTGTGAATTTGCCTTGACTAAAATTACTAGTAACACTGACTGCACGATACACATAGCTTTGTGATGGACCAGGACCCAGAGTTTCCACAGCGTTGGCACCTGCCTTGCGTTGATTGGGATTCATAAGGCCAGTTGTCAAGCTGTAGTCCACTGGTTTGTTCCAGGCAATTTCAAACAAGGGTTCTTCAATTTCTGTGTTGATTGTACCATCAGGAAAGAATGGCCCTGCCTGGAGATTTTGCCCACTGATGCCTGCCCAGGTTTCACCTTGAGCAATCCAGGCAGGATCTCCAATTATAGAAATTCTGGCACGAGCCAGATCTGCTGGACTGTACAAGAGATCAGCTGCATTGGCAGCAGGTTCATTGGTCTTGCCTTCTTGACCTTGGTCACTTTCATTGCTTCTGGTTTGGAACGCACGTTTGGCTTCTTCTCTATAGTCCAGATCATTTACACCCTTGGGTGGCGTGTTTGAATTCATCACAATATAATAAAGATAATTGAAATCTTGTTCAAAACTCAAGACTGAATTATTTTCACCTGTGAACCAATAGTTGTATTTTTTGTGTGTGCCTCTGAATTTGGTCTGCGGGAAATAGTTGCTCTTGAGATCGTTGACCAAATAAGGTGCAATACTATAGGTTATCTTGTAGGCATAATCTCTGCGTTTTTCATCATACTTGAGAGGTTCAGCCTGCAGACCAATTCGATACCAACCCACTACCTGTGCAGGAGTGCCATTGGGAACATCTTCCAACTTGCCTGTCTGCGAATTGGTCTTGGGAATCTTGGTCTGCTGTTTGTAGATATAAGAACTGTTGCGCACAGCCTGATCAATAAATTGAATTATGCTGGTGCCTGCAGTGGCTGGTTTGGTCTGTGTGTTGGTCTGTACACTATTGGTTGCAGGATTCAGTTGTTGATTGGCAGTGGCAGGCGGAACACTGCCAGTTACTTTGAGATTGAAGTCATCGGGTGGCTTGGTGCTAGCACTGGCTATGATAGTATCAAGAAACACTATGTCATATACATCTGCTTCACTTGTAATGCCTTTTTGTTTTTGCTCTTGTTGAAATTTGTTCAAGGCAGTGACCAGTCCGTTGGTCACAAGAGGCTTGGGAGCAGCATCACCTTTCTGAGGCGCTGCTGGTGGAGTTGGTACAGTGCTGCCACCAAAATCATCCACTTCCGAACTGGTAATTTCTCTGCCATCTGGAGGCAGCGGCGCGGCACCTCTTGCAGCAGTGGGCTGTGTGCCTGCCTTGCTGCCGGGTCCATTAAACAGTTCTTTCAGTGTAGATGCTTGTATTTCTATGTTGTAGGGGATAACTCCACGCATCTGTCCTGAACTCACATTGTTTTGTGGACACACACATTCACAGTTGTACTCGGTAAGGTTGTTGGCCACTTTGAATTTGATGCCGGTGAATTGAAAAGGAATGTATTTTTCAATTGTGGATCGAGAATCTGTCAAGGTGTTGCCGTTGAAGGCCTTGACCAGCATGCCTTTTTCATCGTAGCCAAAAAATCTTATGATCATCAAGTAGTTTTGGCTGGCATAGTTTTGTTTCTTGCCCACATACTGTTCACAGGCCTGATACAGATTATCCAACAGGCTGATGCCGTTGGGCTCAATGATCTTGAAGCTGAGTTGTGTGATGTTGTGCGAACTGTTGGTTCCTTTGCCAGGCTGCAGTCCTGTCATTTTTACATTATCTATGTAGAAATCCAAGGGAAAGAACTGGTTGCGACCAGCTGCTGATGTTCGTGATCGGGTGGTATCAATTTCTGCTGCTGACGTTGGCACACCTGCACTGGAAGGAGTAGGGGTAGCAGATGTGTAGGGCATGCCACCACTCTGTATCAAGAGATTGCTGCCGGGAATACTGACCTTTTTGTTCTTGATTATACGACGATAATCATCAGGCTTCATGATATAAATGCTGATGGTGTAGGTGTAGGACGAGTATTTGTCTAGTGCATTGGGCTGCGGAGTAATTTGTAGATTTTTACCTGAATAAATCTGTGTCAGTCGATTTCTTATGGCAGTTGCCTTGTCATCGCCGCCTGCGCCAATACCAGGAGTTCCACCAGGTTTGATGCCGCCGCCTTGCACCAATCCAGTGGCACTGCCACGGGCATCTACTGGGTCCACTGATGGCTGAGCTGTGTTGGGTGGAGTAGACTGTGTGTTTGTTATCTTGCGTTCAGCAGCATTGGTGCCAGAATCTTCAGAAGAAGTCAAGGTTCTTGTCACATTGGTTGGAGTTGTGGTGGCCAAGGCAGGAGTAACTCGACCCCCGGGTGTTTGTACAGCAGGCGGCTGCTCAGGACGTTGTGTATTGGCTGTGTTGGCCTGTGCTGTCTGATCATTTATTACTTGGGCACCAGCACTGTCTGTGGGCTTTTCAGCAGCAGTGGCCTGTGCCAACGCCAGTTGATTTTGGCCTATCTCTGCACGAGTATCGGCCACTGCAGCTTGCGCATCACGAATTGCACGTGGACTGCCTTGCCCTGCTTGAAGTCTTGCTAATTCTTGTTCAAGAAAACCAAGGTCGCGCCTTAGCGAAGCACGTTGTTGAGTTAGTTCAGCTACAGTGGCCATAGATCAAGATCCTAATACATTACGTATGGTTGTTATCTTGGGTATGTAAATTTCTACTCCGGTGGCAAAGTCCCAGGGTGGAGCTGTCAAGGTATTTGGGTTGCGCTGATAAAATACCCACCATAATCCTGCATCATCGTACAGGTCAAAGGCCAAGAGATCTGGACGATATTGATATGTCTGCGTGATTATGAAAAGGTTGTCGTCTGATTCTTTGGGAATAGGACGATCTACCAGAACATCAAGGTAAAATTGTGTGTAGCTGGTTTCAAAATAGGGACTAGAAGAACTGTATGAGGCCATTACCAAAATCCTCCTCTGATTAGATCCCCATTTGCAAACTGCTTGAGGCTGAACTGCTGACTGATCTGACTGCGTGTCTGCATGGGTAACAGGACCAGGGTCATTTCCATCTTGGTCGGTACATAGGTTGGGCTGTTGGTTCCCAATGTGGGCGGAGCAGGTGGAGTGTTGAGACCACCCTTGGTCAATCCAGCATTGCTGAGTCTGCTGCTGACAGAATTTACATAGTCAATAGGCAAGTTTTCACGATCTCTACGCTGCAGCAAATTGTTTCCATTAAAATTTACACTGTTGGCTCTGATGTAATCACAATCATTTGGCAGCACATAGTTGAAACTTTGTACCACACATGGATGCAGGTTAAATTGGTATTCACCAAGACCCTGTAGAAACACCAAGGGTGGTGGAGCACCACGTTTGCTGGCATCGTCTTGTCCGTAAAACATCTTGGTCACACTACGGAAAAAGTGTATCACTGCCAACAAATAGTTAGCTTCGCTGGTGTCCTGTGCTGTAAATGTTGCCACCAGGTTGATTTCGTTGACCGCAGAAGATTGATAAAAATACCCCCTGTAGTTGCTGTGCGTCAGCTCATAGGGGTTGTACTTGGCTGTGTACTGTGTGGTAATTTGCGGAGTGTAGGGAAATATAACTCCGTCGGTCACTGCCAAGGGTTCCAAGATACCTGCTGCTGATTTCCCATTGGCGCCTTTGGCCTTGTACAGATAATCAGCACCACCGGCCAAGCGCAGTCGCACACGCCAGTCGCCTTCGTTGGCCTGTTTGCGTTGTGCATTGACTTGTGCTTGTGCTTTGGCCTGAGCTTTGGCAGCGGCCTGGCGTTCTGCTGCCAATTGATTGGGAGTTTTGATTGCTGATTTTATCAATCCACTGATGGAATCTAGGGCAGACTGCTGTGAAGAATTGGCCTGCGGATCTACGGCACCACTGACAGCTCCGGCAAATGATTTAAGTAGGCCGCCTGCACCGGCTGCAACGTCTCCAAAGAAATTTCCAAAGCCGGCCGACTCCCCGTCTCCGGTGTCAGGTTCAGATTGCAGATCTCCTATAAAATCACCTAGCGGATCTGCATCGTCAACGCCATAGTCTTGTGCATCGGCCACAAGTTCTGGTTCTGCTTGGAATTCACCTACATCTTCTTGGTTGCCGTAAAAGTCATCGTATCCTGTATCAATAGTAGGTATGTCTACAGGCTCAGATTGGAATTCTCCTATATTAAAATCCGCATCAGTGCCAAAGTCTTGTGCTTGTGGATCAACACCAAAGTCCTGTGCTGCAGGAAATTCTATAGGTGGTTCTGAACCAAAATCCTGTGCTGGCGGTAATCCTATCTGTGGATCAACTCCAAAGTCCTGTGCTGCAGGAAATTCTATAGGTGGTTCTGAACCAAAATCTTGTGCCAGTGGTACTTGTGGATCTTCTGTAACAACATCAAACTGTGCGTTGAATCTGGCAGTAGCTTCTGCTTGAGCAGCATCTGTTGCAGCATTTTCTTCAGCTATAAATCTTTCATAAGGTGAGGGTGACGGAGGAGCTGGAGCTCGCAGAGGAGGTTCTGAACCAAAATCCTGTGCTGGCGGTAATCCTATCTGTGGATCAGTACCAAAGTCCTGTGCTGCAGGAACTACAATTGGTGGATCTGATCCGAAGTCCTGTGCAGCAGGAACTTGTGGGTCAACTCCAAAGTCTTGTGCTGCAGGAACTACAATTGGTGGATCAACACCAAAGTCCTGCGCAGCAGGTACTTGTGGATCAGTACCAAAGTCCTGTGCAGGTGGAATTACTGTTGGTGGCGGAGTGTCTGCAGGTACTACAGTTGCAGCCCCAGCAGCTTGAATTTGATCTTGATATCTAATGTTGGCATCTGTAGTTGCGTCTCTTTCTGATCGACGAGCAATTTCCACCTGCGCACTGACTGATATAGCACCGCCTTCCGCTGCTTCTGCCTCAGCTATGCGTTGTTCAGTAAGCTGTGCAGCAGTTTCGTTTTTAAAGGCAGTGTACTCTTGTGCAGTTTCTGGATCGTTTTGTAATAATGTTTCTGTTGACACTGATGCAATGCGTGTGGGAGGGACAACCACTTGGGGATCAGATTCAGTAGATACAGCAGGAGCAGTTACAGTAGGCGGCGGTGTATCTGCAGGTACTACTGTACCCGCCCCGGCAGCTTCAATTTGATCTTGATATCTAAAGTTAGCATCTGCAGTTGCGTCTATTTCAGAGCGTGCAGCAATTTGTACTTGCTCACTGACTGATATTGGACCACCTTCTACTGCTTCGCGTTCGGCTATGCGCTGGGCGGTAAGTTGTGCAGCAGTTTCATTTTTAAAGGCGGTATATTGTTGTGCTACTGTGGGATCTTTTTGTGCAAACTCAGTTTGATTGACATTTTCCACTCTGGTATTAGCTGAACTAGGTACCTCAGGGTCAATGGTATTATCAACTGGTCCAGGATTGGAAATAAAGTTTGGATCCGCATCGTTAGGCAGAGCTGGAACATTTACGTCCGCTGGCGCAATAGTTGGCGGTGGAGTGTTAGCCGGTACTGACTGCGCTGCGTCTGCTGATTCAATCTGATTTTTAAATCTCACATTAGCTGCAATTGTGGCAGTGCCAAATGCTTCACCGTTAATGACAGCAATTTGATTTTCGCTAGCAGGAAAACCTTGTGTTACTTCTAGCTCTCGAGTCTGTTGCTCTACAATTTTGTTTTGTGTGTCTACCACATAAGATTTATAATCAGTGGCCACAGCAGGATTTGATTGTTGTAATAGTGTTTGATTAACAGGGCCATCAATCCGTGTATTAGTTTGTGCCTGTACTGCTGGCTCTGTAGGCGAATCAACAATGTCGGGATCGGCCCTTTTGCGGCCGCTAAACTCTTGTGCCGGCGGCAAACCTATCTGTGGATCAGATCCATAATCTTGGGCTGGTGGAACTACTATTGGTGGTTCAGACCCAAAGTCTTGTGCCGGAGGCAAACCTATCTGTGGATCTGATCCATAATCCTGTGCTGCTGGAACTACTATTGGTGGTTCAGAACCAAAGTCTTGTGCCGGAGGCAAACCTATTTGTGGATCAGATCCAAAGTCCTGCGGCGGTGGTAATCCGATAGGAGGTTCTGATCCAAAGTCTTGTGCCGGAGGCACTTGTGGATTTGCTGCTGGCACAACAGGTGTAGGAGTTCTATCAGTAAAGAAGTTTTGCACTATAGGTGGTTGTGCCACTTGCGGATTGGAAACAGGCGGTATAGGAGTTGGCGTAAACACCGTCGGAGCTGGCACGGGAAAAGCTTGTGCTACTTGTGGATTTGCTGCGGGTGATACCGGTGTTGGTCTAATTCCAAAAAGACTGGATAGCAGTGAACCTATAGATGAAAATATATTAGGCACCTGTGGATTAGCTGCGGGAAAAACAGGTCTAGCATCAGCTGTTCCTGTAAAATTAGCTGTGTATGTTTGTTCGCCATAAAAATCGTCAAACCCAGTGTCGCCGGCGGGTACAGCATCAGCAGTTCCTGTGTAATTAACTGTATAGGTTTGTTCGCCATAAAAATCGTCGAACCCAGTGTTGCCAGCAGGGACAACCGTGGTTGCATCAGTAAAGTAGTTTTGTACAATAGGCGGTTCTGGCACTTGTGGATCAACACCAAAGTCTTGTGCATCAGGTACTATAATCCGTGGATCTGAACCAAAATCCTGTGCAGCAGGTACTTGTGGATCAACACCAAAGTCTTGTGCATCAGGTACTATTATCCGTGGATCAGATCCAAAGTCCTGTGCAGCAGGTACTTGTGGATCGACACCAAAGTCCTGTGCAGGTGGAAAATCTGATGTTCTGGCGTCTTGACCAAAGTCCTGCGGCGGTGGTATTTGCGGATTAGCTGCCGAACTAACAGTTGCAGGAGCATCTACAAAGAGATTTTGCTCAACTGTAGGCTGTGGCACTTCAGGATTGGCTGCAGGACTGACTGGTGTAGGATCAAATTTTTTCTTGCGAGGTGCGTCATCAACAGGCTGCGGTACTTCTGGGTCAATGGTGTTGTCTACTGGTGCTGGGTTAGGGATAAAGTTTGGATCAACATCGTTAGGCAGAGGTGGCACTTCCGGATCAGATGCTGGATTAACAGGCGCAGGCAACTGCGTGGGATTTTGAAAAGTACCAGGAAAGTTGCCCGGAACCTGCGGATCAGTTGAATTATTCTGCGGTATTGGAGTAGTAGCCATTATTGTCGTTATCCTATATAGTATTTATTGAAGATAAAAACGGCTAACTTTATAAAAAAAGAGTTGTTTTTTTACGACAAACCTGTTATACTAAGTAATCGACAAGGAGAACCAGGTTGTCCGATACCCCTATAACTAAACCAGTAAAGGCATTGCCGCCCAAGGCACCACCCCGAGTAAACTATCTCAACAACAGAGATTTACTAAAACAAATTCATCTAAGCAAGAACACATACTGCACATATCTAGATCCCAAAACTGATCATCAGTATGATATTATTCTGCCGTCGTTGGATAAAATCAATCAACGCACTGTAGCAGAAGCCAGGCGCAATCGTGCAGATCGTCTCAAGCGAGAAACTGGTGTGGTTCACAACGAAAAGAAAATTGCCAACACAGATCTGGTGTTTAGGATTACCTGTTGGGAACACATACCTTGGGCTCCCAAAAAAGTACCCAAGGCCACAACAAAAAAGAAAAAACTGCAGGAAATTTTAGAATTAGACGAGCTGGTAGAAGATCCCCTGGCAGACCTGGTGGATGAGATAGTGCTGGATCCCACTCATGTGCGTGTGAACTTTCCTCCCTTTTATCACTACAGAATCACAGAAGAAAAAGAACCGTACCTGGTGGGCAAGAGTCACTGGCGAGGAGATCTTGTCACAGGTGAGTACTGCCGTGACCACGGTGACATGACCGCCGAACTGGCTCGCATGTTTTTGAAACTGTGTGAACGCTATGCCACACGCTCAAACTGGCGGGGCTACACCTACAATGAGGAAATGCGTGGACAGGCCTTGCTACAACTGAGCCAGATTGGTCTGCAGTTTGATGAATCCAAAAGTCAAAACCCATTTGCTTACTACACTGCTGCCATCACCAACAGCTTTACTCGTATTCTAAACATCGAAAAGAAAATGCAGAACATTCGTGATGATATCTTAGAAATGAACGGACTCAATCCTTCGTGGACTCGACAGAATTCTGGTCGAGCACATCAGCAGCCTGGTCCTGTAACTGTCATTGATCCCAACACATATAATGTGTCAGAAGAAGAATGATAGAAGTTATCCTAAGTAGTCCTCACTATTTGGCTGCTAAAGATTCTATTTTATTAACCAATGATAATTTTGAACAATATCTTGGAAATTCCAGAGTTTTCCATACAAGCCTTGCGGATATCTCTGCCAGTAACTTGTTGAAAATTGCCAAAGTTGGTTGTAAATTTATTTTTGTCAATGACGGGTTTGACAACAATGCAGAACTGTTTGAAAAAACAAAAATATTTTTAAATTCAATTTACGATTCTCATACTGTTATAGGGTATACACGGCCTGGGCCAATGACCTTTTCAGAACAATTTATTGGTAGATCTAGCTGTCCTACTTTGTGGATATTTGGTTGTAGCCTTAGTGCGGGTGTTGGTGTCAGCAACAATGACTTATATTCAACTAAATTGGGAAATTCTTTGAACATGCCAGTTACCACTGTAGCAAAAGGTGGCAGCAGCACCCGGTGGAGTCTACGTCAACTGTTGCATGCAGATATACTGCCCGGAGATATAGTAATTTGGCAATTAACAACACTGGAACGATTTACCATAAAACAAGTAAACACTTGGCCGCAGGAAGTTATGCTGAAAAATTTAAGCCGAGAAATAATCTTGTCCACCACAGATGAACAGCTCTGGTTTGATCAGATCAGTTTGATCGAGTACGGCGTGCAATATCTTCGAGCATGTAATTGTCAATTTTACATGATCAGTTTAGACGGTCTGACTCCAATGATACATCGTTGTTTGGAACAATATACACGGTATCCTGAATATTGTTATGCGCCAGACTGGCAAATTGACATTGGCACCGATGGGTTACATCCTGGGCCAAAAAGTCACGAGCTACTTTATCAGACATTAACGGAAAAATTCTGCTGACTCAGAGACGTTGACTTCTACTTATTAATTCATTATAATGTCTACTATGGCTAATTTATTCAATAAAGCAATACTGTTTACCGACATACATTTTGGACTCAAATCAAACAGTTTGGTTCATAATTCTGACTGCGAAGAGTTTGTATCGTGGGCTATCGACCTGGCCAAAAAAGAAGGATGCGATACTGGATTCTTTTTAGGAGACTGGCACCATCATCGTGCTAGTTTAAACCTACAAACTATGAATTTTAGTTTGCGTAGCTTGGAACGACTAAGTCAGGCGTTCGATCAATTTTTCTTTATTCCTGGCAACCACGACCTGTATTATCGCGACAAAAGAGATATTCACAGCGTAGAGTGGGCTCGACATTTACCAAATATTCAAATTTGCAATGATTTTGTAAACACAGACGATGTAGTTATTGCTCCTTGGCTAGTAGGAGATGACTACAAGCGCATTCAAAAGATGAGCGCCAAATATATGTTTGGGCATTTTGAACTTCCACATTTTAAAATGAATGCCATGGTAGAGATGCCCGACCACGGTGAACTTAAATTAGACAACTTTGGAAATTTTGGGCAGGTATTCAGCGGCCATTTTCATCTTCGCCAACAAAAACGCAACATCAACTATATTGGTAACTGTTTTCCACATAACTTTGCCGACGCCGGTGACGACCAACGAGGTGCTACTATACTTAAATGGGGCAGTGATCCAGAATATCATGCTTGGCCAAGGCAGCCGTTGTATCGTGTATTAAATTTAAGTCAGATCATCGATAACCATGCCAATTTGTTACAACCGCGCATGCATGTGCGAGTGCAATTGGATATTGAAATCAGCTACGAAGAAGCAAACTATATCAAAGACACTTTTATACAGCAATATAATCTTAGAGAAATGGCATTGATATCTAATAAAAATTCTTCAGTAGAGACTGACATGGCGCCAGGCGATATTAAATTTGAAAGTGTAGACCAAATTGTGACTGACCAGATTACTGCCATCGAAAGCGAATTTTATGATCCAAAACTTCTATTACAAATATATCAGACTCTATGAATATTTTAATTTGTGGGGATAGTTTTGCTGCCAATTACAATGCAGCTGGTGTTTTAGAATATCCAGGGTGGCCTCAGATTCTAAGCAAGAATCACAATATAACTAATCTTGCACAAGCAGGATGTTCCCAATATAAAATCTATTTACAAATACAAAAAGCTCAGCTGTCAACGTTTGATAGAGTGATAATTTTTCACACCAGTCCTTATCGTATATACATCAAGGATCATCCGTACTTAAAAAATACCCAACTGCATTATGCTAGTGATTTAATATATAATGATATAGAAAATCAATCGCCATTCGAAGATCAACAATTGTTAGTGAAATTTTTTAAAAAATATTTTGATTTAGAACATGCTGAATTTATACATCAGTTGATTTATGAAAAAATTGTAGCTATAATGTCTACAGTTCCAACTTTTCATGCTGGTATTAATTTACCAAACTTAACACTTGATACCAGCAACATATTTAAAAAACATCGTGGCAATGTAAACCATTTTGACAAAGTGGGTAATCAAATTATAGCACAGAATATTTCTAACTGGATCAATTGCGTATGATTTATATTGACGGGGGTAGTAATACTTACGGTGACGAGTTGTCAGACCGAACTAAACAGGCCTGGTCATTTTTGTTGGAAGAAAAATTAAAAATGCCAGTGAACAATGTTGCGATCAAAGGAAAGTCTAACCAACACATAGTTTTTGATCTCATAAACTATTGCAGCCACAGCCGCCCAGAATTGGTCGTCATTGGCTGGGTTAACTTGTCAAGAAAAATGTTTGTTCGCAGAGAAACTAATTTTTTAGTTGACATTACTGCAACATCTTCCAACAGTGTTTTTCATTCGGCTAAAGAAATGAAACAGTTTCAACATTTGTTATTTAAATACTGGAGTAATTATCTACATGACATGTGGAATTTTTTACATCAAATAGTGCTGGTGCAAAAATTTCTTAGCTCGTTGTCTATTCCATACTTGATGTTCAATGATTCAGACCATAATGACATTTTAGATTTACTAAACATTTCAAGCAGTGATGCTAAAATTAAAGATAGATTATTAGATGCATTTGATAATACCAATGACCAACAAATTTTAGACATTGAAGAATCAATAAACTCTGTTTATAAATTAATTGACCACAAAGATTTTTATGACTTTTCATGGAATCTCAGAAGCTTATTTAATTATTCTGGTCATCCAACCGCCGAGCACCATCAATCTATGTTAAATTTCTTACTACCAATGGTTACCGCACGACTATGATACAAATTAAAAATCTCACAGTACGAAATTTTATGAGTGTGGGTAATGCTACCCAAGGCATTGACTTTGATCGACGCGATTTGACTTTGGTGCTGGGCGAAAACCTGGACCTAGGTGGCGATGGATCACGCAACGGTACAGGTAAGACCACAATCATTAATGCACTCAGTTATGCCTTGTATGGCACAGCACTCAGTAACATACGCAAAGATAATCTAGTAACAAGACCAACGGCAAGAACATGTTGGTCAGTTTGGACTTCTCTGTTGCTGGACAACAGTATCGCCTCGAGCGGGGTCGCAAACCTAATGTGCTTAAATTTTATGTCAACAATCTCGAACAAGAGATCACAGATGATTCTCAGGGCGATTCAAGAGAAACACAAAGCACAATTGAACGCACTTTGGGTCTCAGCCACGACATGTTCAAGCATATCTTGGCCTTAAACACCTATACCGAACCTTTCCTTAGTTTGAAAGCCAACGATCAGCGTACTATTATTGAACAGCTATTGGGTATTACTATGCTGAGTGAACGTGCAGAAAAAATTAAAGACCTCAACCGTTCAACAAAAGATTCAATTACACAAGAAGAATTTCGTATTCGTGCTGTACAAGAAGCCAACAAGCGTATCGAAGAACAGATTGAAAGCCTGCGTAAACGACAAAAAATGTGGATCACTAAGCAAGCAGAGGATGTTGCAAAACTTGAATCTGCTGTTGCCAGTCTTGAGCATATTGATATTGATGCAGAAATTGCTGCACACAAGGCGCTAACAGAATATAACAATCTGGTTAAAGAACTTGCCGATGCAACCAAGTCATTGGCCAGAGCTCGTCTTGACGAATCTCGCGAACGCAAGGATGCTGATAAGATTGCGGCTGAACTAGCTGCGTTAGTAGATCATAAATGTCATGCTTGCGGACAAGATCTGCACGACAAAAATCACGACGCCATTATTGCTGCTAAACAAGATGAATTTGATAAAGCCTGTGTCGAAGTTGACCTAGCTGGTCTTGCAATCATGGAACTAGAAAACGAGTTAGAAGATCTTGGTGAGACCGGACTGCAACCACAAGTATTTTACGACACGCTAGAAGATGCACTCAATCATCGCAACAGTTTAGAAGCACTACGCAAAGAACTTACAACACGATCGGTAGAAACAGATCCTTACGGCGAACAAATTGCTGAAATGCAAAATCAAGCACTCCAGGAAGTTACTTACGATACAATGAATTCGCTTACTCGCCTACAAGATCATCAAGACTTCTTACTCAAGTTGCTGACCAGCAAAGACAGTTTTATACGCAAGAAGATCATTGAACAGAATCTTAGCTATCTAAATGCTCGTCTCACACACTATTTGGATCGCATTGGCTTGCCGCATACAGTGATATTTCAAAATGATCTTACTGTGAGCATTGAGGAATTGGGTAGAGAATTAGACTTCGATAACTTGTCAAGGGGCGAGCGTAACCGACTTATACTAAGTATGAGTTGGGCCTTCCGCGATGTGTTCGAAAGCCTGTATCAACCCATTAATGTGTTATTCATTGACGAAATGATCGACAGTGGACTAGACACACAAGGCGTAGAAAACAGCCTAGCACTGCTGAAACAGATGAGTAGAGAAAGACACAAGAGTATCTGGTTGGTTAGTCATAGAGACGAACTGGCCGGGCGTGTGGAAAATATTCTGCGTGTGGTCAAAGAAAACGGTTTTACTAGTTACAATACGGATGTAGACATTGCGTGAATTAAAAGTATTACATGTTGAACCCACTGATGTTTGCCAGTTGGCTTGTCCTGCTTGTGCAAGAGAGGTCGACACGGAATTTGACAAAACACAAAAAAATCATCTTACTGTTGATCAAATACAGCAACATTTCTCAATTGAACAAATTGCAAATTTAGACAAAATGTTCATGTGCGGAGACTACGGAGATCCAGCTGCTGGACGTCATACGTTAGAAATTTATCGCTGGGTCAGAAGTATCAATCCTGATATTGTGTTGGGGATGAATACCAATGGTGCGTTGCAAAGAATTGAGTGGTGGCAAGATCTTGCTGTCATAATGAATCAACCGCAGGATTATGTTGTATTCAGTATTGATGGGCTTCAGGACACTAATCACATTTATCGTGTTAATTGCAATTGGTCTAAGCTAATGAAAAATGCTCAGGCGTTTATTGATGCAGGCGGTCCAGCTCACTGGGATATGTTAGTATTTGGGCACAATCAAAATCAGGTTGATGCAGCGGAACAGTTAGCACGTAGCATGGGATTTACTTGGTTTCGAGCCAAAGTCAGTAAACGTCCTTTCCCGAATCAATTAGAATTTCCCGTGGGATGGTATAGTCCCAGTGAAAATAATGGGTCAATACATTGTCACGCCTTGGCGGATCAAAGTATCTATATAGATGCTCAAGGACGGGTCAGTCCCTGCTGTTGGTTAGGCAATAGACAAAGTAATTTTGTCACTGACTTCGAGTTAATAAAAGCCACATGGACTACTGCAACTCCAAATCTTATTTGTAAAAAAAGTTGTTCTACCAACAAAGAAAAAACAAATTTTAATGCACAATGGCAAAGGGAGATTCAACTGTGATAGCTTGGGATCATTGGCATATAGAACTATCGAGTATTTGTACACTGAAGTGCCCGCGGTGTCCCAGGGCTGAATTGCCAGAGAGTCTGTTGAATCGACAATTGACTCTTAAATTTTTTCAAGAACAAATTGGCGAAAGCACAGTTAAACAAATTAAAAAAATAACATTCTGCGGTAACGACGGAGATCCTATATATTGCAAGGACTTTGTAGAAATATGCGGTTGGCTTAAACAAACAAATCCCATGATCCAGTTGGTTATTATTACTAACGGAAGTTATAAGCCTACTGCTTGGTGGAAGGAGTTGGCTCTCACACTTGACGAAAATGACGAAATTAACTGGAGTATTGACGGATGGGATCAATCTAGCAATGAACAATATAGAGTTAACTCTAATTGGTACAGCATTGAACAAGGAATTCGAACATTTTTTTTAAACAATTATACTACCTATCGAGTTTGGGCCGCTATTGCATTTAGGTTTAATCAAGATTTTATTGCCTACCAGCAACAGTTAGCATCTAGCATGGGTTTTGATCTTTATCAATTAACCAAAAGCACTAAATTTGGCAGCAAGTATCCTGTGGCATATGGCAAGAATGATTTATTAGAACCTACCAAAACTGAATTAGTATCTAGTAGTCATAGATTTGAACGTACTCAACATCAACTTTCAACTAAAATACGGCCAGGGCAGGAACTAAAGAAAATCTATTTTCAAAGAGCAGAAGATCTTGTTAAGAATACACAGCAGGCAGGTATCTGTTTAATTGGTAACAAAGGTGTATTTTTAAGTAGTCAAGGAGAATTTTATCCTTGTTGCTGGACTGCCAACAGGTATGAACACAATTCAGTATGGCATCATTTGGCATCTACTCAATTTAATCTTAATAATCGTACATTTACAGATATTATAGGTGATTCATATTGGTCTACTGAATTTTTAAAATTTGATAGTTTAGAATGCACTACAAAATGTACAAGAGATAAATTAACAGATATGCATCATGTTACCGAATGGTAATTTTATGCCATTGCTGGCCTACTGTCATAACTATGCATATGACTTGGTATTATGGTGGACAAGAGATTACTGAACTTCCCGATGATTGTGTTGGGTTTGTCTACTTGATTACTTGTGTTACAACCGGCAAGATGTATGTGGGCAAAAAGCTTGCAAAGTTTGCAAAGACCACGTATAAAGTAGTAAAATTAAAGAATGGCACTAAAAAACGTAAAAAAATTAGAAGCAAAATCAACTCAGACTGGCAACAATACTACGGCAGCTCTCCCAATCTCACAGAAGACATCAATCAGCAAGGCACACACAATTTCAAACGCGAAATATTATACTACTGTAAATCACGATCTGAATGCTCATACGTAGAAGCACGTGAACAATTTTCACGTCGAGTGCTGGAATCAGATGACTACTATAATGGTCACATCCAGTGCCGCATCCACGGATCACATATAAAAAACAAAATCTAACAGGCAACTAACGGCAGTAACGACCAGCACCAGTCTACATCGGGTGCCCTAAACCTGGACGAAAGTCCCAGGGATGGAAGTCTTCTCGCTGCAAGAAGCACTCAATCACTATCCTTAACAGGACGAAGATCACAAAATGCTGTGGTTTGATTGTTTGAAAAGATAAAACAAAGCAAAAAGGAAGGGAGAAAAACCCTGCGCTTGTGCATACGACTGCGTGTGTGTACAAACTGCCGTTGTATAAGACGGAGCTCGAGGTACCGGACAACCGCCTCTGTAATGCTCTAACGCCAGTGTGGTGAAGTAGACTCAGATGAGGTCGACCATTTTCTTAGCCCTGTGCGGGCTAAGTGTGGCTCATAGTTCTAGATGAGATACTTACAACTGCTCTTTAGCAATACTTGATTTTGAAATAATGTTGTGAGCGATAGCGAAACAACAGATGAACTGCGTTCATCTTATAACTGATCAGGATAATCTCTGAAAAGCGCATGCTCGATGTCACTACCAACAAATTGATTGAATGATTTGTGTTTGGTTTCCAATTCGCCTTCAAGTGGAGCAACACGTTTAAACGCATTATCCATTTGAGCCATGTCAACAAACTCCATCATGATATGCCACTCTGGCATGGATGATATGCTACGAAACCCCAGTTTGCATCTTGTGATTCTAAACGATTGCATCTTGTTCTCGTCCACCAGCTGCTGGAGGAAGCCACGCATGTTGGTGACCCAGTCCATATCCGTGATGTCACCTTGTTTGTTTGCCCAAATATGATATATGTCTGCCATTTGTGTCCTTTATTGTAATGGTCCCAACAGTTCAAAGCCTTCTAGGCCTTGCTTGTACAAGTGTGCTTGATCCAAGTACAGGTATCTAAACCCTCGCGCTCTATAGATAGCACATTCTGTTTTTAAACTTTCTATTCCCAATCTCAGCTTGGGTTTGCTGTATGTCCAAGCAAACTGAGCACATAGTGCATTTTCAGTATCATAGCGTTTGATCAAAGAGAACGCTACCAATCGTTCTGCATCATAATAGCCGATCACATCTGTGTCAGGATCTTGGTACTGACTGTCAAATATTGGCATTACTGACCCAAAGTGCCGGTAGATACAGTATGTTCTGTAGATGTCATTGAGTTCTGCTATGTCAGGATCCTGTAGATACTGCCAGGCCACTGTGGCCTGATATGTAGTCTTGGCAAGGTCTATGCGAGCATATTCGTATGTCATAGTCTAGGATCAATCCGACCAGCAAACAATACATCTAGGTATTCATCTGGCCAATCCTTGTAAAAATCTTTTTTACCCAGTATTCGAGCAAAGTGATTGAGTTTGGCCAAGTCCTGTACAAATACAATAGCATAAGTGCCTTGATTCATAACCACACCTGCCACAGTTTCTACATCGTCGGGGTGATCGGCCAAGGCTATCAAACCTCGTTGCGCCAAATAAGATATGTTTGCAGTTTCTACCAGTTCATTAAACTCGTTGGCTGACCAGCGTTCACGCTCATACACATAAACCACGACTTCAAATTCTCCCATATCAACCTGTTTTATGTCGTCTATGGGGTTGTAACAACCTGGTCTAATATCAATCTGTTGATTGAGTCTGGCCTGCCTGGCATAGGGACACGGCGGCCAATTGTTTAACAGTGGATTGGGCTTTTCTACAAAGTCCATGATCCACTGTTCGATGTGTTGTTGGGCCAGCTCAAAATTCATGTTAGAAAAAGTTCAGTCCAGTTTTTTTGGTTGTTTCCAAATTTTCTTTGATGATGACACCAATCATTTTGCGCTCTTCATGACTGAGATTCATCACTTCGTTGTAGGTAACGCCGCCTCGCATGTACCAACACATCTTGAGATTTTCATTACGGATGTCTTTGGCCTCCGCATCCATGCCCTCAATCACCTTGACAATTTCTTGAGGGTCAGACGCTAAGAGGCGGCTGCGAAAAAACTTGCCATGTCCAAGGTAAAGGTCTGTTGATACTGGTTGGTACATGAAGGACAAGTGAGATCTAGCGGTTTCAACTCACTTTTTTCTCTGAGTTCAATCACATGATCTCTCACACTGTTGAAAATACCACGCTCACAGTTGGCAAGAAATTGATCAATATGCACACGATCTGACACCACTGCATCAGGTGTACGTATTTCCATTATGCTCTGACTCATGGCTCGCACAGTGACTTCCACAAGTTTTTTCATCATGGCATTGAGTCTGGTCATCTTTTCAGATTCTTCCAGACCGTCTGTTTCGTTCACCTGCTGCAGAGTTTTCTGTTGTTCAAACTGCATGAGACTGTTTTCGGTCATTTCCCTGTAGTTCAAGGGTCTGAAATAAAACTCCAGATCACCTTTCTTCAAGGTTGCTGCATAGTCTGCAGGCTTGAAATTGTCGATCACTGTGCGCAGATCCAGACCAAATTCGTGTTCTTCACCGCACTTGGGACACTTGGTGCCAATCTCCATTTCGTGTCCGTAGCTGGCAATACGTATGGCAACCAATAGAGTGTCTAAGTCAATGCTGGGTGTTGCCCAGGCATTCTTGATACTGGGTACACAACTTTGTATGACACCGGTTACAGCTTCGCCGTTGAACAGGGCATCGGGTGTGCGATAAGTGATTTCGTCTATGGCTGTCATGGGCAGAATAGGCAGTTCACTGTTGGGCGGCATGTTTATGGTGCCCGTAGGCCAGTTCTTGCCGCCGCTGGGCAGGCGTGCGTAGATGGCAGGTTGTCTGAAAAACTTTGCAAGTGGATTAGAACTCATGGAAAATCCTTAGGTAAATATTCATAATACTTACCACGGAAAAGCATGGCTGAGAAAATATGACACCAGAAGAAGAAGCAGCAGCAGCAGCAGCAGAAGCCACACGGCGTTTCACAAAGGAGTTGCTCGACGCATCGGCAGCAACGGAAAAACTCAGACTGGGTTTTGAACAATATCGTCCTAAATTATCCACTAAAGAAAGAGAAGAAAAAGCTATACATGGTGTAATCAGCAAGATACGTGCTGACGGTAACCGCGCTTTAGAGGAAGCAGCAGTACGAGCAGCCCGAGCTCGAGGTGCCACCGAAGATGAGGCTCTGAAAGAGAGACTGAAAGTTCGGAAAGCAAACGAGGAAGGCTTAGCCAAAGCAACATATACCAGCATGCAAGCCTTGAGTGGACTTGGCAAGACAGCCGGCCTAATTGGTGGCTTTTCAAAAGCCATGGGCGAAGGCGCACAGGGATTCAAAGAATTAAATCCCATTATTGATGCAGCAGCAGCAGCATTTAGTACTATTCCTTTCTTTGGCGGCGCAGTCAAGGCAGCAGCCGAAGGCGCTAAATTCATGCTGGGTCAGTTGCAAAATGCCACTGACGCTTTTCAAGATCTATCCAAAGTAGGTGGTCTCACTGCTGATGGTATGAGCGGACTGCAACGACAATTCCTGACCAGTGGAATGCAGTTGAAATCTTATACCAACACCATCAAAGAAAATAGTGCTGCATTGGCCAACTTTGGTGGCAGCGTGGGTACAGGAGCAGAAAGATTTGCTGATACTGCAGGCATGGTCCAAAAAGATTTTGGTATCAGTTTACAAAGATTAGGATTTGGCATTGATGAAATTGGTGAAACAACTGCCTCCTATATTGCACGTCAAACCAGATTAGGTCTGGCACAGGGCAAGAGCATCGAACAGCTAGCAGTAGGTGCCAACAAATATGCCTTGGAACTGGATGAACTCAGCAGGCTAACTGGTGCCAGCAAAGAAGGCTTAAAGAAAGAACAAGATGCGCAAATGAGTGAGCTGATATATCGTTCGCACATCGAAAAAGTAAAAGCATCCGGTGATGCTAATGCCATTGCAGAAATGGAAAAACATTCACTGAATATAGCTGCAATTTCCAAACAATATCCCGGCATGGCACAAGCCTTGAAAGATAATGTAACTGGTTTTGTTGGCACAAGTAAAGCCAGCATAGAGGGAGCTATCACATTCGGAAACGACTTAGGCACATTAAATCAGGCTGCCAAAGGTGATTCAGGTGGATTTTTAAACACTTTAAAACAACTCAGTACAAAAGCTTTGCCATTGGCTGCTGATTTGGGATCGTTGGGTGTTCAGGTTGGTATACACACAAAAGAACTTGGCGATGCAGCAGCTATGGAAATTCGCAACGGGCAATTAATAAGAAAAGAGCAAGAGAACACTATTAAAGGTCCCGGTGACGCATTGACCAATTCCACAGTTGATGCACAACGCAACATGCAACAGTTGGCAATTCAGATGCAAACATTAGGTTTTACTTTCATGCCCGAAGCTTCAAAAGCTGTGAGTAATTTCACAGGTGCATTGAACAAATTATTAGGCATGTTAACTGATAAATTAGGTGTAAAGAAAGTCACTGTGTCAGGTGGCGCTGTAATTCCATCTGATACTCCTGCAGCAGGCGCAGCACCAGTAATACCTACAGCAGGCGCAGCACCAGTAATACCTACAGCAGGCGCAGCACCAGTAATACCTACAGCAGGCGCAGCACCAGTAATACCTACAGCAGGCGCAGCACCTCAAACAGCAGCAGAAAAACAGGCAGCCAAACAGGCTGCTTATAACGCAAGATTTCCAGGTGAAACTAACGAACAACGTAGGCAGAGAGAATACGATGAAAAACAGGCGGCCAAATTAGTAACTGGCACAACAGCAACAGCAGGAACACCCGCTGCAGCAGGGTCAATGGATTCTGGACCTGTGTTTGGTAACAAGGTGCAGGTCACACTGATTGAAATCAGAGATGAAATCAAAAAACTTGTTCGAATGGGTGCCATACCCAGCGGTACAGGTGCTGCTGTATCTGGTCAAGCACAAGTTCAATCTGCCCTGACCGAACATGATCATGCTCATCCACATCCACCTTCTGCTGATGTGAGTCCAGAACTGGCTGCCAAGATTGGAACACTAGTAGCTCCTCTGGAAAAAATGAACCAGACCAGTGGTTTTATAAGAAACGACGGCAAAACCATGCATGGCGCTGTTGACCTGGCAGGCAAAATTGGTGACAAGGTCATGGCCCCCATCTCGGGCATGGCCAAGGTACTAAGTGATCCCAAGGGCTACGGCAATTATGTTGAGGTCACTGACACTATAACAGGTGTCAAACACATTCTGGCTCACTTAGACAAGACCATGATCAAGACCGGTGACATGGTCAAGGCCGGTCAACAGGTTGGCACTGTGGGCAACACAGGCATGAGCACTGGGCCGCATCTGCACCACGAAATAAAGCTGCCAGATGGCACCAGAGTCGACCCCAACAAATTCTATGCAGGAGCTGCTAGGCAACCGGGCACACCCGGTGCTCCAAGTGTGGCAGGTGTGCCTGGTGGCGCTGCCGGTCGTGACACACCCGGTGCTCCAAGTGTGGCAGGTGTGCCTGGTGGCGCTGCCGGTCGTGCTCCCAGCAGTGCAGACATGACCACCTACATGCGCACAGTGGCCATGCTGGAGTCAGGTGGAGATCCCAAAGCCAAAAATACTCGAAGCAGTGCCGGCGGACTATTTCAATTTTTAGAAAGCAGCTATGAAGGTGTCACAGGACGCAAAGGATCAGGTGCAGAAAGATTTGATCCTGCCAAATCCACTGAAGCCATGGCCAAGTTTTCGCAAGATCAAAAGTCACAGATGGAAAAAAATCTGGGTCGCGGAGTCAGCGGCGCCGACCTGTACATGGGACATTTCTTGGGTGCAGGCGGAGCTACCAAATTTTTGGGTGCCAAAGACCGTGACCCTACACAGAGTGCTGCCAAGTTTGATCCTGCAGCAGCCAAGGCCAATCCTGAAATATACTTCAACAAGGGCAAAGAACGCAGCATGGACGAAGTGTATCAGTTGATGACTGAAAAATACAGAAAGAGTGAAGCCAGTGTCATGTCCGGTAATATTCCTGCCTTGGTAGCCAGTATAACAGGTACAGGAACACTGTCACCAGGTGGCATGGCAGGACCCAGTGGTGTGCCCACTCCTGTGGCAGCTGCTCCTGGTACCACTGCTGCGTTACCTGCTGCACCTGCTGCAACTACATCAGAACAACCACAACAACCATCCACAGTGGCCCAGCAAAACAGTCTGATGCTGCAGCAATTGGTCACACTAAATCAAACACAAAATGGCCTGCTGAGCAGAATCTTGCAAACAAGCCAGGCCTAACATAAGTATATGATGGCAATTCAGGATCATTAAATGGCAGATACAGAAAAGAAAGGCTGGCGCAAATACTTCAAAGTGGCCAATGTGGGCGGAGAACTCAGTCCACTCTCGGGCAAAAGTGCCGACGGCCTGCCAGGATACGGACGCAATGACGGTAGAGATCCCATGCGTGGACATGCAGATGTGGCTTATCGCAACTATGCTAGTCGCTTGCCTGAGGTATATTCTGGACATCCTAATCGTATTGAACGCTACAATCAGTATGAAAACATGGATTCAGATTCAGAAATCAATGCATGCTTAGATATTTTAGCAGAGTTTTGTACACAGGCCACTGCCACAGATGCCTTGCCGTTTCAGGTCAAGTACAACGACACACCCACTGATCACGAAATTGACATCATCAAAAAGCAACTGCAGCAGTGGGTCAAGCTGAACCGCTTGGATCAACGTATCTTTCGCATCTTTCGTAATACTTTAAAATACGGTGATCAGGTGTTTGTGCGTGATCCAGAAACATTTGAAATGTACTGGGTTGACATGAGCAAGGTGGCACGTGTGATTGTGAACGAAAGCGAAGGCAAACAGCCTGAGCAGTATGTGATCCGCGACATCAATCCCAATTTTCAGAACTTGTCAATTGCAGTAAAAACCACCACTGACTATCAGTCAACACCACCGTCGGGCGGCTATACAGCACCCTACAACTATTCAGCACCCAATGCAGGTGCCGGCGGACAAGGCGGTTCGGGCAGCAGATTTAGTGCTGCCATGAACGAAACTGTGCTGGATGCCAAGCATGTGATACATCTGGGTCTCAGCGAAGGCCTGGACTACTACTGGCCCTTTTCCATGAGTGTGCTGGAAACCATATTCCGTGTGTTCAAACAGAAAGAACTCTTGGAAGATGCTGTGTTGATTTATCGTACAGCTCGTGCTCCTGAGCGCAGAGTATTCAAGATTGATGTGGGCAACATGCCCAGCCACATGGCCATGGCCTTTGTGGATCGCGTTAAAAATGAAATCCATCAGCGACGTATACCCAGCAACACCGGTGGCGGTCAGCACATCATGGATTCCAGCTACAATCCTTTGTCCATCAACGAAGATTACTTTTTCCCGCAGACTGCCGACGGCCGCGGAAGCAGTGTAGAAACTTTGCCAGGCGGTAGCAATCTTGGTGAAATTGATGACTTGAAATACTTCAACAACAAGATGTGCCGCGGCCTGCGTGTGCCCTCCAGCTACCTGCCTACCGGACCGGATGACAGTGATCGTCCCATGACAGACGGTCGTGTGGGCACAGCACTCATACAAGAATACCGTTTTAACCAGTACTGCGAACGCTTGCAACGCTTGATCATAACAAAGCTGGATGACGAATTCAAGATGTTTATGCGCTGGAGAGGCTTCAACATTGATTCAAGTCTGTTTAGTATTGCATTCAATCCACCACAAAACTTTGCCAGCTACCGAGAAGCAGAACTGGATACCACTCGTGTCACAACATTCACTGCCCTGGAACAGGTGCCTTACTTGAGCAAGCGTTTCTTACTGAAACGTTACCTGGGCTTGACCGAAGAAGAAATTAGTGAAAACGAACAGCTGTGGACTGAAGAACGTGGCACAGCTGAAGTTGCTGGCACCACTGGTAGTGATCTGCGTGGTGTGGGTGTAAATCCTGCAGATTTTGAAGGAGACATTGCCACAGGTGAAGAAATGGCCACTCTGGGCGAACCTGGCGCAGAAACCGCAGCTGCACCTGCACCTGCTGTGGGTGCACAACCTGGTGCAGCAGTGACACCACCAACACCTGCTCCGGCATAAATATTGTCATGATCTTGAACGAACTTTATCAACGTGAGCCTGGTGCTTACCAGGACTTGCAAGCAGACAATACCCAGCCTCGTCTGGGTGACCTGCGCAAGACCAAACTGACCTTGCGTCAACTCAACAAGCTGCGCAAAATGCATGATGTGAGAGAATACGAATTCAAAGAAAAACTCAAACAGGTCAAAACACAGTATGCACCTCCTGCACAACCTGTGGTATAGACCACACTGATTTTGTGTCACTGACAGACACAAACACACAAAATCACCAAAAAACCACCGTTAAGTGACTAGATTATTACATTGTATGTAAATATCTTACAGAGCCATTACATCGGAGGGTCCTCATGAATAAGTTTGAACAACTGATTGAATACGTTATCAATGATGACGAAGCAAAAGCACGTGAGCTGTTCCATGACATTGTTGTGGAAAAAAGCCGTGCCATCTATGAAGAAATGATGGCAGCAGACGAAGAACTTGAAGAAGCTGCTGACGAAGAACTTGAAGAAGACGAAGTAGAAATGGAAGAAGGCATGGATCCCAACATGGAAGGCATGGGCGGTGACATGGCAGAAGATCTGATCGGCGATATTGAAACAGAAGAATCTGGTGTTTCCATGGATGAAGATCATGACATGGAAGACCATGCCATGATGGATGGCGACCAGGACGACGCAGAATTAGAAGATCGCGTGGTTGATCTGGAAGACAAACTGGACGAACTCATGGCTGAATTTGAAAGCCTCATGGGCGACAACGACGCAGACAGCATGGATTCTGACATGGACATGGAAGTTGGTGATGACATGGACAGCGAAGAAATGGTAGATGACGAACTAGAAACAGAAGGCATGTTTGAAGCTGTGGATCTAAAAGCAGCTCCAAAACCTGTGACATCTGAAGAAGGTGGTGTCAACAAGAAAAGCACAGTGGCTGCCAACAGCGGCGCACGTGGTGCTGTTGCTCGACCAGTGTCTGCAGGTGGTGACATGGGTGGTAAACATGATTCTGCTGCTTACAAAAACACAGTCAAGGACATGGGTATGACAACCAGTCCCAAGCAATCACCTGCACCCAAGCCACACCTGGCACAGGCCGCTGGTGTCAATGTCAAGTCTGTGATCCAATAAGGAACCTGGTAAATGGCTCTTTACCTACGTGAAAATCTTACCTTTGACGCTGCCCGAATAGTTGTAGAAGGCACCGAAGAAGGTAAGAATCTTTACATGAAAGGCATCTGCATTCAAGGTGGCGTCAAAAATGCCAACGAGCGTGTGTATCCTGTGGGCGAAATTGAGAAAGCAGTGACAACACTGAACATACAAATCACCGATGGATACAGTGTATTGGGTGAAGTTGACCACCCGGATGACCTCAAGGTCAATCTGGATCGAGTCAGCCACATGATCACACAAATGTGGATGGATGGCCCCAACGGCTATGGCAAATTAAAAATACTACCCACGCCAATGGGCAATTTGGTACGCACCATGCTGGAAAGCGGTGTGAAATTAGGAGTTTCTAGCCGAGGTAGCGGAAACGTTAACGAAGCGAACGGACATGTCAGTGACTTTGAAATAGTCACTGTTGATGTGGTTGCTCAACCCAGTGCGCCCGGCGCATATCCCACAGCAATTTATGAAGGCTTGATGAACATGAAACACGGTCATCGAGTACTTGAAATGGCCAAAGGGTCTGGCAAGGACAACAAAGTACAGAGATATTTGAAAAGCGAAGTAGTTCGCCTGATCAAAGATCTCAAAATCTAGGAGATACGCATGTTTGATGCTATTAAACCACTACTAGATAGCGGACTGATCAACGAAGAAGTTGGCCAAGAACTCACGGAAGCGTGGGAATCACGGCTGACCGAAGCTCGCGAACAGTTGCGTGCAGAACTAAGAGAAGAGTTTGCACAACGCTATGAGCATGACAAAACAGTAATGGTGGAAGCACTGGATCGTATGGTAACAGAAGGTCTCGCACAAGAGATCGAAGGCATTGCTGCTGAAAAGCAACAGTTGGCCGAAGATCGTGTCCGTTTCCAAGCCCGAATGAAAGAAAGCAGCACAAAGTTCAACGACTTTATGGTGTCCAAACTGGCTGAAGAAATTGGTGAACTGCGCCGAGATCGCAAGATGCACTCAGAAGGTTTCGCTAAATTAGAGAAATTTGTTGTGGGTGCATTGGCTGAAGAAATCATGGAATTTGCCCGAGACAAACGTGATGTTGTTGAAACACGAGTTCGTCTGGTGCGTGATGCCCGTGGTCAGTTGGAAGCTCTCAAGTCACGTTTTGTGTCTGAAAGTGCTGCCAAACTGGGTCAGTCTGTTAGCCGACATCTCAAAGCTGAAATGAATCAGCTGCACGAAGACATTAAGGTTGCTCGCGAGAACAACTTTGGTCGCAAGATTTTTGAAGCCTACGCAGCAGAGTTTGGCTCGACATACTTGAATGAGAATGCCGAGATACGCCGACTGAGCCAACAGGTTGATCGCAAAAATCAGCAGCTTGAAGAAGCCATCCGGATCGTCAGCAAGTCTAAACAACTGGTTGAATCCAAAGAGAAAGAAATTCGCATTATCAAGGACTCCAATCAGCGCACAGCTGTGATGGACGAATTGCTGGCTCCTCTCAACGAAGAGAAGCAGGAAGTGATGCGTAATTTGTTAGAAAGCGTTCAAACAAGTCGTTTGAAAGGTGCTTTCGAGAAGTATCTACCAGCTGTACTAAATGATGCACAACCTCGGGCTCGCAAGAATCTGAGCGAAAGCGTTCGTTCAGTAACTGGTGATAAAACCGTCAAGGCCGCAGAAGAAGAAGACCGTTCCAACGTGATCGACATCAAGCGCCTGGCAGGTCTTTAATTAAAGGAGACTTAAATGTCACAAGCACTATTAGAAGG